CACGCCCTGTGATCCACCTCGCATCCTTGTACCATGCACGCCATGGCGCCTCAGCCCTGCGCTTGGCGTCATAGGCCCTGTTGCTGGCCCTGCGTCCTGCTGACTTAGGCACGGGCATGCTCCTCCCAGAACGTCTCGACCACATGGCGGGCCTGCTGCACCGCCTTGCCCTCGAGCACGCCATCTTTGAGCGCCAGGCGCAGCCCCTGCAGGGCAGCCATCCACAACGGCCGTGCCCTGGGCAGGCTGTCATAGGCGATCAGCGCCTCGTAGCGCTGCACCAGCAGATCCCAGAACTCCTCGTGCTCGTGGCAGTCGTTGAGCTCCTCGTTAAGCTCCATGTGGTGGCTGGCCGTGGTGCGATTCCGCCCGCCGAAAGCGCTGGCAACGTCCTCCTGGCTGCGTCCGCACACCAGGTGGACCAGCGCCATCGCCACGGTGCGGGCATGGGCCAGCCGGCGGGCGCCGCGCTTGCGGCCCCGCACGAGGAGCGCCTCCACGCCGAAGGCCTCATCGACGATGTGACTGGCCAGCTTGGCGAGCCGCTCGGTCGACAACGCCGTGCCGGGATAGACCGGCGCCAGCGGCGCAGCCTCGACTTCATCGACCTCGATGTCGGGCCGGATGGCGACCGCCCTGCGCAGGGTAAAAACCTCAGCCACGTTTGGCCCCTTTCGGATCCTTGAGCGTGAACGCTCGCTGAAACAGGAAGCCCTCATTCGGCCGTCCGAGCCATGCGACGAGAATGGCGTTGTCGGATAAGTCGCACTTCGGCACGAACACGGTGGCCTCGGCGAGCGTGTACGCCTCGATCATCCGCTTGGCCTTTTTGGCGATCTCTTCGGGATGTCCGACCGCGCCGTTGATGTCGGCATGGACCTGCACGCAGATGCGGTTGAACTCCTCCTTCGAGACGACCTTGAGGGCGTGTTCCATGCCATAGCGGAATCGGCGCCAGAAGCTCGGCGAGCGCGAAAGCGCCGCCGCCTGAACTTGGGCGGCTTCATGCGGCGTCAGCGCCGGCGAGGCCTTGAGGTTGGCGGGGGCGATCTGCGGTTTCATGGCTAGCCAGCGGCCTCCGCTGCAGCGGGGGCCTCAGCGCCGTTCACCGGGCGGAGGCGGTCCAGGATGGCTTGCGCGCGGATGGCGTAACCGCTGCCGGCGCGCTCATCGACCAAGCGGCGGAGGCAGGCGACCTCCTCGGCTGCGAATCGGATCGGATCCTCGCCTGGAACGGCGGAGGCAACGCGGCCCTCGATCGCGATCAGGAACGTCGTGTCGCCATCCATGTCGTCGATGCGGGAGGGCTGGATGGCCGAAGACTGAGCCGCTGCTTCGCCGAGTTTCTCACGAACGGCCTGCATGCCCGTGGCAACTTGGTCGACGCGATCACGGTTCACAAACCGGTCGGTGATGCCCTCGTAGGCCTCCCGGGCTTCGTCGGCGGCGAGCTGCGCGGCCTTCAGGTCGTTGGCGTCCACATCGGCCTGTTTGCGGCTCAGGAACGCTCGGGCGCCGACCTTAGCCAGCTTGGCATTGGCGCGCTCCCACGCCTCGCGGGCTTCGTCGAGTTGCTGCTGGCTGGCTGTGTTTGGGGTCATGGGTCTCTCGGTTTTGAGGTTGAACGCTACGGGTGCTGAGCCGCCCTCAGGCGGTCGATCGTGTCCTTGAGGCCGCGCGGATCCGCAAAGCCGAAATTGCCCGTCGCGAGCAATACCTCCACGGGCGCCAGCGGACCGCGATACCCGAACTCGTCTGGGCGTGCGCCCAGCCGCTTTTGCGACCACACGCCGTCGAGGGCGTAGCGCTTCACGGCGGTAGCCCAATCCATGGGATCGTCCGACGGCTTGGCCTGTGGCGCCGCTGTGGGCTGTCCCGCTCGATGCTCGGTCTGCGCCATGTCGACGAGATCCGGGGGCAGGAAATGCTCGAAGCGGCGCTGCTTCAGCCAGCGGTGCAGGCCGGGAACGTACTGGTCAGCGGTTTTTGCGACGAAGCGGCGCGCGGCTTCGACGATCGCAGGCGCGGAACCTGTCTTCGCCGATCTGCGCAACTGGTCCAGGCAGTCGGATTTTGAGGCAGACCGTTCCTTGCCTAACGCTGGCCACAGCGACCACAGGCGATCGAACGATTCCAGGATCTCGGTATCGTCCTCGCCTTTTGGCTTTTTCGTTGAAGGTGCGTCAGGCTTGTCGGGTTTCTTACCCGACGAAGAACGTGAATCCTTCGTGTAACCTTCGTGTTCTTTATGTGCCGGAACGCAGGTTCCGGATGGGTCCGGAACCTGCGTTCCGGATGGGTCCGGAACCTGCGTTCCGGCTGAAACCTGATTTGAGCCGGAATGCAGCTTCCGGCTCAACTCGCGTTTTTGAGCCGGAACATCTTTCCGGCTCCCCACTACCCGTTGTGGTTCGGACCGGTCGAAGTGCAGCACATAATGTGTCTGCCAACCGCTCCCTGTGCGCACGACGTTGCGGGAGATGAGCTTGTCGTCGTCGGCCAATTCCTTGAGATATTTCCGCGCGGTGCGGTCCGTCATGTCGGAATCGCGGGCCAGCATCACCTGGTCGATGATGCAAAGCCCGGTGTGGATGTTGTGCGCCTCGCCGAGGTTCAGCAGCAGGCATTTCTTGTAGGGGCCGACGCCATGAATGTCCTGCGCCCAGTGGATTCCCTTCACGCTCATGCGAACAGGTCCTCCGTGTCTGTGGCGCGCCCGGGCACGGCGGAGAAGCCGACTTTCTGGTCCATGATGGCGTTGGCGCCGATGTCGCAGAACAGGTCCACACGCTTGAGCGGACCGCCGCGGTTCTTCACGAAGTTGGCTTCCAGGATGTAGCGTTTGGCTGTCGCCTCCGCCTGCCGCTTCTCGTCGAACTCCTCGCCGCGCTGACGGGCCTGGTCGTCGTAATAGGCCTGCCGGTACAGCGTCACGATGGTGTGCGCGTCCTCCTCCAGGCGGCCGCTCTCGCGAATGTCCGAGATCAGCGGGCGCTTGTCCGGCCGGCTCTCCACACTGCGGTTGAGCTGCGCCAGCGCCACGACGGGAAGTTTCAGTTCGGCTGCCATCTCCATGAGCCCGTTGGAGATTTCGCCTAGCTCTAGGTGGCGGTCCTTGCCGGCCTTGTCGGGATAGATCTTGCCGATGTGGTCAACGACGACGAGGCGCAGTTCGACGCCGGTCCGCTGGGCCGTGAGGCGCGTGCGGCGGGCGCCGAGGCGGATCTGCGAGATGCTCCGCCCCTGCTTGTCGTTCCACCAGATCGGGTACTTCTTGCAGATCGCCTTGGCGGTCTCGAAGCGCTCTTTGAGCTCGCCCTGCAGGAGGCGGGCGTCATAGTCGGAATACCACGGATTCACCCTGCGGCTCTCCGCGGGCCTGCACACACGGTAGGCCTCGGCGCTCGCCATACGGTGCAGCACCTGCAGGTTCTGCATCTCCAGCTCGTCCAGGAGGCCACCCTCGCCGCGGCTAGCGACGTTGCGAAGCAGCGCTGTCACGAAGGCGGTTTTGCCCATCCCCGTGCGCGCGGGGACCAGTGTGAGAGCGCCCGACGGCAGGCCACCGCTCACGCGGTCGAAGTCCTCAATGCCTGTCTCGACGCGTTCCAGGCGCTCTTCGCTGATACCTTCGCCGGAGACGGTCCCATTCCCGCCATCCTCGGCGCCGGCGAGATCCGCCAGGGCGACCTCGCACCGGTGGACGACCTCGGCCACGTTCACTGTCGTCGCCAGTTCCTTGCGGGTCGCGTCGAGCACGCTAAGGGCGCGGCGCCGTGCCCGGCGGGAAAGCAGGATCTCGATCGCCGCTAGCGCCTCGGGCAGCGTGCAGAACCGCGCCTCGGCCTGCTTGATGACGGAGAAGGCTTTCTTGTCGTCCCACTGGAGTTCGCGCAGGTGCCGTCCGACCGACAACCTGGTCACCGCCCCCTTCTCCCGGGCCTCAAGCGTGGCTTCCCAGATGGCGGCGAGATCAGGGTCGTCGAAGTCGTCGGGCTGTGGCAGGCGCAATGCCGCCTCCCAGAAGTCCTTTACGAGGAACCCGGCGGATACCACGGCCATTTCGGCCGCCAGGTCGGGCGATGTGCTGCGCTCACCTGACATCAATCACCCCCGCCACGAAGTCGCGGTTGGCCTTCAGCCAGGCGAGATCCTTGTCGAGCCCGTCATACGCCGGCCGCTCCGCCTCAGCGGCGGCACGCTGCTCGACCGATAGTTCGCCACGCTGGTAGCGACGGTAGATGTCTTCGGCCTGTGTCTGGCGGGCGTCGATGAAACGCTTCTGGATGCGGTCGAAGCGCGCGAACAGCCGCAGCACATCCAGCATGCGGCCCAGCCGCGCTCCGGCCAGGTCGACCCCATAGGCCTTCAGGAACAGGCTGAAGGCGTGGGCCAGCGCCGCGCCGGCGGCGGCCTGCTCGCCGGTCTGGGCCAGCGGGACGAAGGCTTCCAGCTCTGGCGCGAAGTCGTCGGTCAGCAGGCTCCGCAGCTGCACCTCAAGGGGTACGCACCTGTCGTGTGCCGCGCAGCGCGGGCATTCGTAGGGCTGATGAGGCGGGGGGCGTTCGGTGTCAGCCATGGGCAATCTCCACGGCTTCCCGACTCATAGCGCTCCGAGGGTTTGCACAACCCGCAGAGGGGGGCCGCTCCACAGGGCACTCACAGGTTTCGCGGGCGTCGAACTTTCCCGCCTCATTGCCCCACGACTCCCACCCCCGCCTGGTCTCGCGGCTGAAAATGTCGGCCCGGCGCAATGCCTTAGGCGCAAGACGTTCCGCGGCCTCGTAAGCCTGATCGGGCTTGCGCGAATGCTCCCTGCGGGGGCCCTCGACGACGGTACGCACATTCTTGGCAAAGGTCGGCTCGCCGATTTTGGCGATGAGGAACGGCTCGGAAGCGCAGCGGAGCGCGTAACCGGTCCCGAAGGCCAGCTTTCCCGACGCGCCCCGCTTCGCCCACACTCCGGACGTCACGAACGTGAACCGCCATGCGTCCAGAACTTCGAAGGCCTGACGCAGCATCGGGTGCGTGGCCCACAGCCACAGGATGCAGCTGGGTGCCGCCAGCTGCTGCACTGGCAGCGCCTTGATGTCGTCGAGGCTCATGCACTGGTAGTGCGCGACCGGATTCTTGATCTCGCCCTTTACGGAGCGGTTGAAGAACCGCCAGCCCGGGTCGATCATGATCAGGTCAAAGGCGAGCGGCTGCAGAGGCGCAAAGCTGGTGATGGTCATCGGCCAGCCCTCGCGATGGAATGTCGCTCCAGCGCCAGCTTGGCCCGGTCCGGGGTGATGCCGGCGGCTGCAGCCAAGCGCTCGACCCGGTCTGGCGCCGCGTTCCTGTCTGGCCTGGCCTTGCCGCGATCTCCAAGGACCCGGCCGTCGAACGTACCGCCGTCGGCAAGCATTGGCGGCCTGCCCCGCTTGCGCTTCGGCTGGCTGGCCTTGGCGATCGCGCGCTCCTCGCGTGCCTCGACAGACAGGCGCGGGCCCTTCTGCCTGATCATGCCGTGGCGGAGAAAGCCGATCGCCTTCTCACGCAGCGCCGGCGCCCAGCACAGGCCGCAGGTGGCGCAGCACTCGGAGTCCTTGCTCTGAGCCGGGCACATGACCAGGCGCGAATCCGGCCCCTCCACCACGACGGCGCGTGCGGGCCCGGGCTCGGCGCCAGAGAGCCGGATGGCGAACCGCTCCCAGTTCTCATTGGCGAGCTGGGCTACGGCCTGCCCGATCGCGCGCTCGTTGGGCTCGGCCGCCATCGGGCTGCAGGACGTGTAACCGAACACGTGCAGCGCCGGGAAATCCTCGAGCCAGCCCCGCCACGCGGCGACGTATTGCTCGGAGAAGAAATCGCCGAGGGTGTGCAGGCGGATGAGGAAGCCGCCCGGGTACTGCCGCTGCAGGACGCCGAGTTCATGGTCGAGGGCGACGAACAGCCTGGTCCCGGTCCACGCGTCGTTCCTGCGCGCGAAGGGCATCGTGTTGCCATAGCAGCCGCTCCACATGCGGCAGCTGCGCGGGCACGTGCGCCGTTCTTCCAGGGTGAGGTGGTAGATCGGGAAGCCCTTCATCGGCCCCTTCAGCACCACCTTGCCCAGCTTTGGGTTGTTGTGGCCGGACACGAGGATCCGCTCGTCGTCGTCCGGGTGCGCCACCGACTTCGGGAAGATGCTGCGTCCCTCGATCACGGCGGGGTGATCGTCGCGCAAGCCCACGACCTCGTCGGGGCGCGCCTCGGGTGTGTCGAAGCGGCGGAGCGTGTGGTTGTGGTCGGCGTCGAGCAGCCTCATCGATGCCGCTCCGTCCACAAATTGATCGGCGGCCACGACGTGCCGAGGATGCGGACGTAGATCTTGCCTCCGGCGTTGAGAGTGGCGAGCTGCTGCGGCGTCGGTTCGAAGGCCGCCACCATGGCCGGCACATTCTGCGGCAACCCGCCTGGTGGCCTGAGGATTGCGACCTCATCCCGGATGCACAGCGGTGTGTACTCCGGCTGATCCTTGGCGAGTTCGCGGGTGTAGCCCTCGATGCGGACGGGTCTCATGCCGCTCTCCCAAGCAGCGGCACGCCGGCGTCCTCGCAGGCCGCGACCACATCGTCGAGCGAGCGACACAGGAACCACGGCGCGCCGATCGCGTGGCACCAGTCGCGCCAGCTCGCCTGGTCCGTGGAGAGCCGTCCCTTCGTGGACTTGAGCTCGATCCAGATGAACCGCCCATTCGGGCACAGGATCAGCACGTCGGCGGCGCCGGGCTTCACGCCCATGGCCTTGAGGATGGCCGCGATTACGGGGTTGCGCTTCTCACCGTTCGGGATGTGGAGCCAGCGATAGTCTTCCGGCAGCGCCCAATCGAGGAAGGCCGCGACCGTGATCTGCAGGCCTTGCTCGGGGCGTTGAATGGGTGCGGGTCTCTCCCCGCCTGTCACGCCTGAAATGAGGTGGCGTCCCCCCTCCATCGGCCGGCAGATGGATGCCCTACTCGTCCGCTCAGCCGCACCAGCCTCAGCTCCAGCCTGGCGTTTACCCCCGCGCAGGCCAGAATTCCGGGTTCGCTTTGCTACAGGTGCGACCTCATCACGAACTTTCGCTTGGGATTCGGTGGCGGCTTCACGCGCAGGCTCGATCACGCGCACGCGGCCAAGGGCCACCTGCTCGTCGAGCCATTCCTGGGTGAAGCCGCCCGTCATGGTCAGGCGCCCGCGTGCTGTTCGCGGGTGGCGGCGTATTCGAAGATGCTGCCTGGGATGCCGGCGGCCTTGCGGAACGCCTCCTCCATCTTGTGGTGGCGTTCCTTCTGACCGTCGTCGAGTTCCTTGGTGGCGCGGTCAGCCTGGCGCCGCAGACGGTGCTGCTTGAGGAGCGTGTTCAGCTCTTTCGTCGGATAGCCGGCGTCCACCAGCTTGTCGCGCGCCTCGCCGATGACGGCCTTGGCGGACTTGATCTTCTCCTTGAACGGCTCGGCCTTGAGGCGCAGTTGTTCCTGGATCTGTTCGACCTCGTCGTCCTGCCGATCGGCCAGTTCGAAGAACTCGTCGAGCGTCTCGCCGTTCGGCTCCCATCCCGAGTTGTCACCCAGGCCGCGCGAGGCGCTCTCCCGCGCCAGCTTCGCTGGACCATCGGGTCCGCCCTGGTCGAAGTCGTCGTCGTGGTCGACGCCGTTGCCCTTCGCCTTCCCATTGCCTTTGGCGGGCTTGCCCCCGCCCTCCTTCTTCGCCCTAGCCATCACCGTCTCTCCGTTGTGCGCGCCTCGTGGCGCTGTGATCCGCGCCTGTGGCGCGGGGAAATGGACAGCACCGACCGGGTGGACCCTCGTGCCCGGCGGGGGACGTGGGGGGACTAGATCGCCGAGCCTTCGGCCCGGTCGGTGCTGCTCCGCCTGCCGGTGGTTTCGGACACCGGCGCTTGGATCTGATTGTGGTCTGGCCCCCGCTAACCCCGTGGAGCCGTCGGCAAAGTCAGGCCCTTGCGGGCTGTGTTTCGGAGGAAGCGGCGGCCCTCTTTGCGGCCAACCAGTCGCCATAGAGGTCCTCAGCCTTGATGCCGGTGGCCTCTTCGATCCGCTCGAAAGTGTCCTTCCCGACCTCGGGATCCCCGGCGAGGACGCGGTAGATCAGCGACCTGGCGCAGGCACAGTCCTTGGCGAAGGCGGTGATGGAATATCGTGGGTCATCGACCCGGCGGGCGGCAATGAAGCGGCGGATATGGCTGTCAGGGTGTTCGGCGGTGGCTTCCATGCGCTGGTTTATGTCCCATTAATCGGGACGGCGTCAACAGTGCAGAAACCCGATTAGCGGTACATGGAAAGTGTCCCGGATACCGTATCACTTCCGGCATGCCAAAGAAGCGTAAGCGTATGCACTTTTTGAAGGAGTGGATGGAGTTCCGGGGAAACATCTCCATCCGGAAACTTCACCTCAGAATCGAGCACGAGCCTGGCGAGGCCCTCATCTCGACGTCCGCCCTTGGCCGCATCGTCAGCGGCGAGAACCAGTCAATGGATCCGGAGGTGCTGTTTGCCCTGGCAGAGGCGCTCGACTGCGGGCCTGAGGACATCCTCACGGTGAACCCGCTGAAGGAGCCCGAGGTCGTGGATCTGATGGCGGCCATCCGCAAGATCCGCGAGATGAACGACCCAGCCATAATCAAGCAGGCCACAAGGAACGTTTTGGCTGTGGCCTAGCGCGGCATCTCGGCGGCGACATTGTGGAAGGTGGGCTCAGAACTGGCGCTCGAGTGCCACTGCAGATAGTTCCACCCGACGAACGCCGCTGCGCCCGACATCAAAAGAATTGCCACGCCTAATCCGCCAAGCCTGTCGGCCCTGCGCCGGCGGGCCTCGTCCTGGGCAGATGCCCAGGCGATCAGCCAGCCATACATGGCGATCAGGAACGCGATCACCGCCAGCAGAGCGATAATCACAAGCATCAGGTCAACAATCATGGGGCCCCCGCTTTTGGCCATTGAAGCTGGCTGGAATCGCGTTCGGGAACGAACCGATTAACGGCACAGAAACGCTCGGCCGGGGGACCGAAATGGTTCCTTCCTACCCACTTTTCCACATGCCTGTCCCGATTTTCGGTTCGCACCCCGTTGACAGTGTCCCGGTGAATGGGACATGTAGCGGCGTCACACGGAGAGGGACATGCACGCCGAGATCATCGATTTCCGCCCCGCTGGGGCACGGACCAAGGCCACAAAACGGGGGCTCCGGCCACGCAATGTGGTCGCCTGGACGGACCCTGAGACGGGCGCCGAGTGGTCCGACCTGGTGGTCGAGTTCGTCTACGCCCGGCTGGGCACAGCGTTGTGCCACGGGTGCTTCGGCCGCATGGCCCGGGACGGCGGGTTCAAGATCGAGGCGCGCCCGCTGCCGATCGACCAGCTGACGATCACAGGCCACCTGCCGGAGGCCGCGTGACACACCAATTCGTTCACCCGTTCTGCAAAGCTTGCGGCTGGCGCAAGGGCGGCGTCGACAGCTGGGACGGCCAAGCCTGCAAGTGCGGTCTGTCTGAACCGGCGATGCCGTACGTCGCCTATTCGGGGGCGCCGCACGACGGTGACACGGCCCACCGCCGCGGATGGGCGCTTAGCGACAACCCATGGCCGACAGGCACGGCCGGCCACAGGAATTGGGTCGATGACTGGAGGTTTCGTCACCTTCAGACGGCTTGCGCGGCCGACGCGCCAGGCGGACGCCTCCGCCCCACAGAAACAACTAGAGCCGCGGAGTTCGCCCGATGATCACGCCAAAGAATTCAGGAGTGTTTCATGACTACGACGGCCTCGCTATCAAACGGGCCTCGCGCGGCGGCTACATCATCGCCGACCTGGATGGCGAACCGGTGTTTGCGGCGGCCGACGACGTGGCGCTGATCGAGTTCTTTGCGGAACAGCTGGTCCTGCCATCACCCACAAAGCCCGGCCCCACGGTCGCCGCGCTGAAGCTCGACGAGGACGCCTTCCTGTGGCGCGACAAGGCCGAGGCGGCCATGAAACAGCTCGGTGCTGTGCAAGAGCAGCTGATGCCGTTGGCGGACCTCTGCATCGCTCTCCGTGACGAACCGGACAACGACACGGTTGCCTTCCGAGCCATGCCTGAGGGCATCAAAGCTTCCGGCGGCTACGGCGGCGGCGCCTACGCCGACGTTCTACTCGGCCACCTGCGCGACCTTCTCCGCGCCGCCGGACTGTTCACCGAAGAGATGCAGGCCCGTCCCCCCAACCCAGGGCCTGACGCGAAGCCGCCGGAGGCTGAACCACCAGTACCTCCGGCGGTGGAGCGCGCAGAACATCAGCCCCTTCCGTCCCCCCCGACCCCCGGGGCTGATGCGAAGCCGGAGGGGGAAACCCCTCCGGTGGAGCGCGTCGAAACAGCAGCCTCCATCGTGACCCTTGGGGCTGCGGGAGCTTTCGCCCCTCAGGTCGAACCACGCGCACCTGACGCCATCGACGAGGGGATCATCTGATGCTCGGCACACCGCTCGGAAAGCTAGTGGCCGCGCTCGGCGTGGCTGTGGTCCTCGGGGGCGTCCTCCTTTTCATCATGTGGCCGCGATGATCCAGCTGCTCGGCATCGGCTTGGTGGGCGCGGCCTACGCCCTGTGGCGCCAAGGCCAGCGCATCAACGCCCTCGAGGCCAGCCTCGCCCGTGTGGACGGTCACCTGCGCCAGCGTATCGACGAGGTGGAAACCGCGCTCAACCCCAACCGTCCGGGCGGAGCCGCCGATGCCTGAGCGCCACGCTTACTTTTCCGCCCGCCGGCCCGGCGTGACCTTCGCCCTGTACTTGGCCGCGTTCCTAGTGGCCGGCGTGGTCCTGGGTGTGGCGAGCTACCTCCTGAGCGGAGGGCCGCTGTGAATGGCCGCGCCACGCGCCACCACCCGACGCCGCAGGCCTGAGTCAGTCCAGGAAGCGCTGCCTTTCGTGCTGCCCGAGGGCGTGCACATCGGCCTTCCGCAGGACACATACTTCGGCAGCCGGGCCATCGGCTCCAGCGACCTCGACACGCTGGCGACCGACGCCCACAGCTGGTGGTACGGCTCGCCATTCAACGCCGACCGCGGTGACCGCAAGAAGCGGGATGTGGCCAAGACCTTCGGCTCGGCGCTCCACGCCCTGATCCTCGAGGGCGAGGACGCGTACACCACGCGCTTCGTGGTCCAGCCCGACGAGGACAGCGCCCGCTATGCGAAGGGCATCGACCAGGTGCGGCAGCTCCTCATCGACAAAGGCGTGCGTTTCGGTCGGGGCGACTTGTTCCACCCGCCCACGCTCGACCGCTTGGTGCGCGGCGCCGGCCTGCAGAACCGCGTCTGGGAGATCCGCAACGCCGACTATCTGGCCGCCCGGAAGAAGGGCCTCGACGTCATCACGGAGGACGAGGACCGGCGCCTGCGCCACATGTCCTACCTCGTTTCCTCGCACGACGACCTCCGCGTGCTCAAAGGCGGCATGGCCGAGGTCAGCGTCCTGTGGCGGGATCCGCGCCGGCCGGGCGTGCTGAAGCGGGCGCGCTTCGACAAGCTTCTCCCGCCCGTATCTCGGACCGCCCTGGCGCACGCCATCGACCTGAAGTCCTTCGGCAACGTCCGCGACAAGTCCGTGGACGAGGCGACCTTCGACGCGATCGCTGACTACAGTTACGACCTGCAGGCCGAACACTACCGCGAGGCATTCGAGGCCGCGCGTGAGTTCGTCGGGGACGGCGCCATCCACGGCTGGAGCCAGCGGCCGGGCGCGCCGTTCCCGGAATCCGTCGAGGTCCTGCGCGCCGAACGCGAGATGCTCAAGGCGATCTTCGGGGCCGAGCAGTGGCTGTGGGTGTGGATCTTCTACCAGGTCCGCAACGATGCGCCCGGCCAGGAGAAGGCGCCGATCATTCGCCCCTGGTACACGCGCCCACAGGGCCGGATGTTCAACGACGCCCGCCGGGTCATCGAGAAGGCGCTCGACAACTACGAGCGCCTGGTCGGCGAGTTCTCCCTCGGCCGCCCGTGGTCCGAGATCCTCCCCATCGAAGAACTTCCCTTGGAGCGCCTCAAGCGCCTGTCTATCAAAAGGAGCCTGCAGCTATGAGCACCGCCGTGAAGGTCATGGAGCGCCCGGCCGCCGGCGTCGTCCAGGAGATCACCGCCGCCGAAATCGATCGGCAGATCGAGACCGCCAAGCGATACCCGCGCGTGCTGGAAGCATCGCGGGGCGAGCTCCTCGAGATCTGCACCATGTCCGAGGACGTCGCCACCGACTGCATGTACGCGCTGCCCCGGAAGGAGAAGGGCAAGACCAAGATGATCGAAGGGCCGTCGGTGCGGTTCGCCGAAAACCTCGTCTACTGCTGGGGCAACATCCGCGCCGGCGCACGCATCGTCGATGAAGGTCAGGAATTCATTACCGCCCAAGGCTGGTGCGCCGACCTGCAGAAGAACACCGGCCTCTCGGTTGAGGTGAAGCGAAAGATCACTGGTCAGTACGGCAGGTTTTCCGCAGACATGGTCGCGATGACGGCGAACGCCGCGTGCTCCATTGCCCTGCGGAACTCCATCTTCGACTGCATCCCCAAGGCGCTCTGGTGGGACGTCTACCTCAAGACACGGCAGCGCGCCGTAGGCGACGAGGCCACGCTTCAGATGCGCCGCGATCGCGCGATCGGCTATTTCGTAAAGGCGGGCGCCGAAGAGGCCAAGATCTACACGGCGCTGGGCATCGAGGATAAATCGCAAATCACGCTCGACATCCTCGCCATCCTCAAAGGCCTGGCACAGGCGGTGAAGGACGGCGAGATCCCGATCGACCGCGTGTTCGAGCCCGATGCAGCGGAGGAGCGCGCGCGCATCACGCTCGGCGGCGAGGATCAGTTCAACGGCATCGACAAGCAGCTGCAGGGCAAGGGCGCCCAGCCCAAGGAAAAGGGCGGCGACAAATCAGACGCCGCCCCTGAGAAGTCGAAGGGTGATGGGTCGTCGACCAAGGGACCGGCCGACAAGGACAAACCTAAGACCGCCAAGGGCAAGGCCGGTTCAGCCGCCGCCCCCAAGCCCGAAGAGGGCGGCGGCCAGCCACCGGAGAGCGTGGCGTCGACAGCCGAAGCGACCGGCGACAAAGCCAAGGCTGCCACGGCGCCTGGTCCCGTGGACTATGCTGGCCTGGACGACATTCTCGCGCGCGTTGAGGACCTGACAGCCAATGGCTCCAAGCTGTCGGCGCGAAAGTATGTCGACACCAACCGCGAGGAGTTGCAGGCCGCCGTTGATCGCGGGCCGAAGAAGCTGGCCGAACGCGCGAAGAAGGCTCTCGACGATTACCCTCCGCAGGCGGCTAAATGACGAAGCACCCGATCCCCGAGGCTGCCCTCGATGATCGCCTAGCGTTCGTCGGCACTAGCGGCAGCGGCAAGACCTACAACGCCGGCACGGCGGTGGAGCGTCTGCTGCATGCTGGCGCCCGCGTCGGGATCATCGATCCGCTGGGCGTGTGGTGGGGACTTCGCCTCAACGCCGACGGCAAGGCGTCCGGATTCAGCATCGTAATCTTCGGCGGCCCGCACGGCGACCTGCCGCTTACGGAGAACGCCGGTGCGCTCATCGGTGAGACGTGCGCCACGATGTCGGAGAGTTTCATCATCGACCTGAGCCAGCTCGGCACAAAGGCGGCCGAGCGGCGCTTCACCCTGGACTTCCTCACGTCCCTTCACCGCAAGACTGGGGGCGAGCCGCTCAACCTGGTCGTCGATGAGGCCGATATGTTCGCGCCGCAGTTCGTCTCGGACAAGGACGGCGGCGCCGTGAAGCTGCTGGGCATGATGGAGACCATCGTCCGGCGCGGTCGGGTCAAGGGTTTCATCCCCTGGCTGATCACACAGCGGCCGGCAGTGCTGAACAAGAACGTGCTGAGCCAGGCGGACGGCCTCATCGCCATGAAGCTCACGTCCAGCCAGGACCGCGCCGCCCTGGGCGAGTGGATCGAGGGCCAAGCCGATCGGGCAGAGGGCAAGCGCATCCTTGGCGAGATGCCCGCCCTGCAGCTGGGCCAGGGCGTGGTCTGGATCCCCGGCCGCGGCATCCTCACCACCGCGAACTTCCCCCGCAAGGCGACGTTTGATTCCTCGCGCACGCCCAAGCGCGGCGAGAAGCAAAGGACCCACACGCTTAAGCCGCTGGACGTCGGCAAGCTGCAGGAGCGGCTGTCGAAGGTGGAGGCCGAGACCGCCGCCAACGATCCGAAGAAGCTGAAGGCGCGGATCGCCGAGTTGGAGAAGACCGCGGGCAAGACGCCCGCCCAAGGGGTCGACCAGGTCGCCCTCGATGCGTCCTACAATCGCGGCCACAAGGACGGTTACAACGAGGGCAAGGTAGTCGGGCGCGAGGACGCCCTTAAAGAGCTGGTTCCCACCGTCGAGCAACTCCGCAGGATGGCTGACACCGTCGAAGGCCTCGCCATGCGCGCCGAGGTTGCGCGCTCCACGTATAAGGCCGCGTCGGCTGCACCGATCCCCTCTGTCCGTCCTGCGACCAAGCCAGTGGCCACCGCTGCGCCGCCCAAGTTGAACGGTTCAGGCGCCGGCCTGGGCAAGCCCGAGATGAAGATCCTCGAGGGACTCGCTGCCTGCCACGCCATGGGCTTTGCCCAGCCGACGCGCGAGCAGGTCGCCGCCTTCGCCGGCTACAGCTCCAATGGCGGCCGTTACGCGAACCTGCTGGGCGGCCTGCGCACCGCCGGTTACCTCGACTATCCATCACAGGGAACGCTCGCCCTGACCGACGCTGGCCACGCCGCGGCGCCCGCGCCTGACCGCTCGCTGTCCGTCCGCGATCGCCTGGCGCCGGTGCTCGACAATCCCCAAGCCAAGATCCTCGACGCTCTGCCGAAGGATGGCAGCCCCGTCACGCGCGACGAGCTGGCCCAGCGGAGCGGCTATGAGGCCGGCGGTGGGCGCTTCGCCAACCTTGTGGGATCGCTGCGGACGCTCGGCGTCGTGACATATCCCTCGCAGGGCCATGTGGCGGCAGAGCCGTGGGTGTGGTCATGACCGAGGCCCGCCTCGTCCTGGCTTGGGCCGACAACGCCATCGTCGGCATGAAGGCGATCGAAGACCCGTACCTGTGGGCGGGGCAAAACGCCGAGGCGCTCGGCCAGGTCGAGCGCGTGGCGCCGGCGGTGTTCGTCAAGATCCAGAAGGCGATCAAGGACCGCTGCGCCGAGCTGGGAATTTATCCTGTGCCGGAGGGCGTGATCCATGGCTGACACGCCTCCCGCTCGCCCCTTCGTCCTAACCGCTGACGCCATCAAAGGCCTGCGCTGGTCGATCGATCACAGCCGCGCGCGCGGCGAGCAGGTGATGCCAGTCGACCTGGTGACGCTGGAGTATCTCCTCGACCTGGCCGACGCGCAGATGATCCCGAAGGTGGAGGCGCGCCATGCCGATCTCTAAAGAGAAGCAGAAGCTCTACCCGGGCGGCTCCATCAACTCGAAGGAGTGGAAGGAAATCCGCGCCCGTGTCCTTAAGCGCGCCAACAACCGCTGCGAGGGCATGCACCTGTTCCCCAACTGCCGGGCCGAGAACGGCAAGCCGCATCCGGAGACGGCGTCGAAGGTGGTCCTCACGATCGCCCACCTCAACCACAACCCGGCCGAGAGCGACGACTTCAACCTTAAGGCCATGTGTCAGCGCTGCCATCTGAACTACGACGCACGGCACCACGCTCAGAACGCCGCGGCCACACGGCGCGCGAAGTCGGCACAGCGGGACATGCTGGACGAGGTGCTGAAGTGAAGAAGCTGGGAGCGCCCACCGCAGTCATGCTTGAGGCCATGGCCGCCATGGAAGAGGCCGGGGCGCTCATCCGATTCCAGGGCGGGTTCTGGGCGAAGCCGACGGCTCCGCGCGACCACAACGGCGTGCCGGCCGGCTCGTTCGGAACCAACACGATCGAGGGTTGCGTCCGGCGGGGCCTCGCTCGCTACACGGAGCATCGCCGCGGGCGCGGTGGCGACTTCCCGATCCGCGCTGAGGTGGTGAAGGAACTGGGGCCGGGGGCTCTGAAGTAATGGCCGGACCAAAAGCAGCCCTCGGATTCCGTAGCCGGACCGACGCCGTGATCGCGCTTCGCGCACAGGGTAAGTCCACCGACGCGATCGCAGCGGCGCTGGGTATCCCCGCAAAGAACGTGATCGCGCTCGAGGCGTCCCGGGCGCGCCAGTCCGTCAGGGCGGGCCACCAGGTCGAGGGCGGACGGGCCGTTCTGTTCCCGGCGTATGTGCTCGATCGCCTCGGCCCCCATGCCGCTCGCCGCAACATGCCGGCCAACTCTCTCGCTCGTCTAATCGTGGAGACGGTCGTCGCCGCCGGGATGGTCGATGCGGTCATGGACGACGCTGACGACCTGCAGGAGGCAAGCTAACCGTGGTTGCGTACTCCTTCCGCCCCCGCTTCATCGCGCCCATCTTGGCCGGCACGAAGCGCCAGACCATCCGCGGCGACCGCAAGCGACATGCCCGACCAGGCGAAGAGCTGCAGCTGTTCACAGGCATGCGCACCCAGCATTGCAAGTTGATCGGCCGGGCTCTCGTCGAGGCAGTCCATCCGATCACGCTGTTCTTGGGCGACCACCCCCAGCGCGGCTGGTCGACGTCCTGGTCGGAGTCCTGCCCGGATCCGCGCTTCGCGACCTACGCGTGCTGGCCGAAGGACTGCAACGAGTTCGCCCGCCGAGACGGATTCAAGTCGTGGAAGGAGCTCGAGGCGTTCTGGGCCGCAGAGCACCCGGGGCTAGACCGCTTTGAGGGCGTCCTCATCCGCTGGGCTGATCTATTGCCGGTGGTCGTATGACGCAGTTCATCCCCATGCCCTGGGACGAGCGTGCGCCCCGGTGGTCAGATGAAGAAGTTGCCGCAGGCCTGCGGCTAAAGGCAGGCGGTCTCGACTACCGCGAGGTGGCCGACGCATTGGCAGAGGCGGGCTTTCCGCCTCGGGACGAGACGGACGTGTCCTACAAGCTGCGCGCCAAGGTGGACGCATGAAGCCCGCCACCACAGCCCGAGACCTTCGCGGAGACGCCATCCTCTGGCTGCGTGACCAGTGGCCGGACGCTGTGATCATCCCTGAGCTGAGCGTGGCCAGCATGGGCGGCGCCCGGCTGGATCTCGCGGCCGTCACCCCCACCGAACTGATCGGTGTGGAGATCAAGGGCGAGGGCGACAGCACGGCCCGCCTCGCCCTGCAGGGCATGCAGTACTCAGCGGTGTGCTCGCGGCTGTTCCTGCTGCCGTGCCCGAGCCTGCGCGAGAAGTGCGCGAAGGCGCGGCCGCCTGGGTGGCTAATGGCGACCAGCGAATGCGGTGACTGGTGGAAGAACACCAAGGGCGCGCGCTTTCAAGCGAGTTGGGATTTCGGCGAGGACCACAAGCGCCTTCCGACCTCGCCGTATCGGTTGCTGGAGGTCCTGTGGGGCGACGAGCTAAAGTCGCTGGCGCGCGTGCTCGACGTCGATCCGAAGGAACACCGCGGCCATCTGCTTCACCACCTGGCCGAGAACTTCCCCCTCGCCAAGATCCGCTCTGGCGTTCTCCGCCGGCTGTACCTGCGCCGCTGGGAGAGCGCCCGCTTCGGACGCACACCCGTGTGGAGGCCAAATGTCTCAGCCGCTTGAGCTTGTCGTCATCCTGGATGCGGCGAAGTGGGGCACCGGCTGGTGTCGCGTGCCATTCTGCTATGGCTGGGCGCAGGACAACCTCTGCCAGTTTCACAGGGACCGGCTCTATCGGCTGACGGGTGAGCCGTTCCTGGACCTGGTGGACGACTTTCCCAGTCACTCCGAGTGGGAAGCGGCCTATCGCGCTCACCGGGAGCGACAGCAATCGTGGGCGGCGTATCACCTGCTGATGTCCAGTCTCTGGCCGGGCCCGAACGCCGAGCAGCGGATCAAGAACGCCAAGCGGGAGAAGTCCTTGGCCGCCAGATGGGCGGAGGCAAACGACCGATGACCGGCCGCCCCGAAGATGTATCCGGAGATCTGGACTACGACTGCCTCGAGGCAGCACGTCGCTACTGCAAGGACCACACCGACTTCCTGCCCGGTCACCACTTGGTCACGGCGATCGTGGAAGGCTTCCTGCTCGCCAAAGCAGAGCGCGGGCGCATGCTGTTCGAGGTGGAGGAGGACGAAAACGGTGGCTGACTTCGGTTGGAGCGATCCCAGGGGGACGAGCTGCTTTGAGTGCCGGTTCTGGGGCCAACGACGTGGCTCAGCCCACAGCGGCGAGTGCCGACGGCTAAGTCCCGTCGCCGAACCTGATGATGAGAGATTGGCGTCTTGGCCCCGCACAGGCGCATCGGACTGGTGTGGCGCGTTTGAACGAGCGCTTCCTGGGGAGATCGCGGAGCGCGAAGAGGTTCGTCGGCTATGACGCAGCCCAGCCCCGAAGAACGGTTCGTGCGATGGCTTCTTGAATGTGCGCGACAGTGCCGGATTGACACGCAGTGGGATCCCGCTGCCCGTCGCGCGGCGTTTACTGCGGTCGACATCGAGATCACTCGGGCACTGCTCCGCCTAGATAGGGGCAAGGACCGGTGAGTCGTATTGAGCCTCTCTACGCCTCAGAGGGCCTCTCCCGCGTGGAGGCCGCCCGCTATGTCGGCGTCGGCGCCACAACCTTCGACGCTCTTGTGGATAAGGGCGAGATGCCCCCCGCGCGCTGGGGCCTTCACTGGTCGAGGGCCACGCTCGACGCGTGGCTAAAGCAACTACCGCTTGATCCCCCCGGCCCGTGGCCCGTCGAGCCCTGCGTTTACTTCCTCTGCATGGAAAGAGCGCCTTACGTTAAAGTCGGACACGCCACGCGGATCGCCACCCGCCGCTTGGATCTGCAGGTCGGAAACCCGGAGCGGTTGTTGTTGCTAGCGACGCTCCCTGGCTCCTTGCAAGACGAGAGCAGTTTCCATCGCGCGCTGGGCCCCTTCCGTTCGGTGGGAGAATGGTTCCACAGCGGCATATGGGTCGACGAGGTCCTGATCGGGGTCGGCCGGCGCGAGGGTACAGAGGCAATCCTCAACCGGATAAGGGCTACCCGATGAGCGCCCTGGAGCCCCTGTACACACTTGCGGAAGCCGCCGCCGCATTGCAGGTCACAACTTCCGACGTGGCCGATCCGGCCCGTTGGGTCCGGGACAAGGCCAGAGAGCTGCGGCTGGATGTGGTGAAGGTGGGCAGAACGCCGAAGCTCCCCGAGCGGAGCCTGAAGGCGTTGAGGGAGCTTACGACATGTCGCTTCGACTCTGGCGTCGGCGAGACGGCCGAAGTGGAAATTGGTACGTCATCGGGTCCGTCCCGGTCTGGAGAGACGGTCGGGTTCGCCAGGTCCGCCTCAAGCAGACGAGCACTCGAACGACTGACAAAGTCGAAGCCGAGGCCGTCCTCCTCCAGATCGCCCAGCGCTACCAGCGGGGCAACATCGAGAACCGGGACGCGCCCCCCACTGTCGGTGATCTGATCAACGCCTACCTAGATGCGGGCAAGTCCGACCGCTACCTCCTGCCGATCCTGCGCGCGCTCGGGGACCTCGAAGTGCCGGCGCTGACCCAGGCGAAGATCGACGAGACCGGGCGCAAGGCGTACCCGAGCGTCAAGCCGCCCACCCTGCGCCGCCAGTGGCATGGCCGCATCCAGGCGGTCCTGCACCACTCGAAGATCCGCCTCGACCTCACCCTCCCTGCTGCATCCACAGCGACGACACGTTGGTGCACGCCCGCCCAGGCGGAGCAGATCGTCCGACAGTGCGCCGCTGGGCGCCGCCGGGACCCCTGGGCGCCGGCGATGGCCGAGTTCCTCTTCGGGACCGGCTGCCGCACCAGCGAGGCCCTGGGGCTCAAGACGGAAGATGTCAGCCTCGAATACGGCACCGTCACCCTGCGCAATACCAAGAACGGCCACGAGCGCACCGTCGCCCTGCAGCCGCGGACGATCGCCGCGCTGGCTCGCCTGCCGAACCTCGACAAGCCCGGCCGCGTGTTCAAGAAGGCCGGCGGCGGCGACTATGTGGAGCGCGCGGATCCTGCCGGTGCCAAGCTTCACTTCCTCCGGGCAGCCGCCACACGCGCGGGGCTCGCCGTGTTTAACCCGCACATGACCCGCCACACCTTCGCGACCTGGTTCTACTGCCAGACGAAGGATGCGCTCCGTCTCAAGGACCAGGGCGGCTGGCGCACGGACGTGGCCATGCAGCGCTACACGCATCTGGTCCCGGCAAAGGTCGGCCTCGACGCAATCGCGCTGGGCTGGGACTTCCGCGAGCGCGCGATCGAGACACCGGCTGAGGAGAAGCGGCATGCGTGAACGCTGCCGGAACATGCTCCACCACGACTCCAACAACTCTGGTCGGATGTTCGCGAGTCGTGCTGGCGCCAGCCGTCACGAAGCGTCGGCGTTTAACGAGCGCGCTAACTCGACGCTGGGCGGAATTCCCTTTGATTATCTGGGCCAGCTGGCGGAGAGGATGAGATTCGAACTCACGATAGGGTTACCCCTATACGCCCTTAGCAGGGGCGCGTGGCGCGTCTCCAGCGAGTTGTTTACGCTCCTCTTTTCTGGAGCCCCTCTGGCCACTCCAACCGGATTCCAACCATGCCCGCCCTCTATCGCTTTGTGATCGGCAAGGAAGAGTTCGTCCTGCCGGGCCGCGTCGAGAAGGCCGAAGGCGTCTTTGTCCTGATCATCCAAGCAAGCCTCGACCAGGCGATGCAGATCCGCGGCGTGGGCGTGAAGGCGGAGCGGAAGGCCCGCGTCGAGGTCATCGTGGGCGACAAGGTCGTGGCCGTGATGCCCATGCTGAGTGTCGAGGTGGGCAAGCCCGCTGGCGGGTCCAAAGTCGACCTGTGGATCATTGTCGGTTGACTCCCTCCGCCTGGGCGCCGTTTCGTCCTGGCCATGTCCGAGCCCGAGCGCATCGCAGAGCTGCTGTCCGACGGGACGGACCTGGCTGCCGCCGCTCTTCTGGTCGCCACCTATCGCGGCGAGGCGCCGAGGCGGTCTCACGAGGATGGGGACCTGTGGGAGCAGCTGCTGGCCCTGGGCTGCCTTATACACGATCGGATCACACCACTGGGCGCGCAGGTGGCGATGCGTCTCGAGGCGCTCCACTTTGGGGAGCGAGACTGATGCGATGCAAGGGCGGCAGCTGGGACGGCGAAGTCGTTGCGGGGCACCCGCACAAGACGCGCAAGCTGGTGCAGTTCGTGCGCAAGCCGGACGGCCAGCAGGATCAATCGAAGTTCGAAACCTACATTCGCGAAACGCCGGGCGGCGACTGGATGTTCGCCCACCCGGGCACGACATCCGACGCGGATGGCCCCTGGCATTTCCCGGAGGCCGAGCGATGAAGAAGCTGGAGGTCGGTGACCGCGTGAAGGTCGGAGAGACGGGCCCTGTGTTCGAGGTCATCGAGGTCGATCCTCCGAACGCCGCGCCAGCGAAGCCATCGACCTATTGCGTCCTGATCAACCCGGAGAGCGGCGGCGGACCTGCCCAGATTTATGGGAACCACCGGCTGATCCCGGTCGACTGACTGCGCGCTCAGCCGATTGTTTCAAGACGTGATCGCATGTTTCAACAGATGTGATCGGTCTTCGCCCGCTTATGGGAAAGTAACGCCGAGTGTAACGGCGAAGCGTGCCGTGCTCTGAGCTACCTTCGACTTGCCCACCGCTGGCTTCGGCCCGGGGGCATCCCTCAAAACTGGATATTTGACATGAAAGCCCACGCATGGGTTCGCGCGCTCCTCGCGTGCAACCTCCTGACCTTCGCCGTGCTGATCGGCTGCGGATACGCCCTCGCCACTGGGGCCCCGGCAGAGATCCTCGGCGCGGTGGTCGCCACTCTCGCGGCCACCTTCCTCGTCCTCAACTTCGCCACCCTCCGCCTTGCGGACGGCAAATGGGAAGAAGAGGCGCCCGCTGCCACCCCCGGCAAAAGGCGCAAGCGCAAGACGGCCTCGTCCGTCACCTGGCGCGCTGACTGGAACAGGAAGACGGAGGCGGACGCCAACCGCCGAGCCCTGAACTAAAGAAAGCCCCCGCGCTGTGAAGCACGGGGGCTTTCTGCTTTTGCGGGTAGCGCGAAGCCTACTCGATGAAGCCGTGGATGTTCGACACGTCAAGGCGAACGACGTTCGACAGCACCTCGCCGTGTTGCACGTACATAGACCCGCTGGCCTCGACACGAACCACGTTGTCAGACTTGTGCGCCTCGGCCGACGTCGCCGCAGTGGCGAGCGTGTTCTTTCGGATGGTCTCTTCGGGCTCGGCGCATTTGTAGCCGTTCTCGATCGCATCACGGCAGGCGGCCGCGACCTTTGCTGGTCGCCCGACGGCGCTGAATGACCATGACATGGGCAGTCCTTTCTTGGTGACCGGCGTTAGCGCCGGAGCTTGTTGAGCACGTGGTAGGAGGCGATCCAGAGCGCCGTGAAAATCAGCAGGCCAACAAGCGTCGGCCACGCATCGATCTTCAGGATGTTGAACCAGAGCGACAAGGCCGCAGCGACGATGCCGGACCACAGCACCATGCGCGCGTTGCGATAGAAGGTCTTCTTGGAAGCCTCGTCCTTGAACTCGATCATGTGCCTCTCCCTCAATGTGGGGGAGAGATTAGCCGCGCTCAGGCGCCGGGCGGCTTGACGTCGAGCTTCCACTTCTGCCGGAGCTTGTCGTTCACCGTGTTGGAGAACGGGTGGGCCATCTGCAGAAGCTTATAGCCGAGCCCGGAGCCGGCCACGATGAGGGCCGCGTCCTGCGCCGACACGCCCAGCCCGGCGAGCTTGCCTGCTTCGGCGGCCACGCCCGACAGCGTCATGTCCTGGGCGAGCGCCGTCTCAAGCACGGACGCGCCGCTCTTCCCGGCGTCGGCTGCGAGTGGAGCTGAGCCCTGCTGGCCGAACAGGAACACGCTCAGACTGCCGCCGCTGATGAGCCAGTTGAAGTTCATAGCGAACGCGCCCCGCCGCTGTCAGGAGTTTCCGGCGACTTTAGAGGCCGCGGCCGGGCGAGAAGCGCCCACACGCCGCCGACGATCGCCACCACCGTGCTTCTACCAGCCTCGAGCCCGCCCGCGAATAGCGACGGCTGCGACAGCGAGAGGATCAGGAAGAAGTACCAGGTCAGCCACACCAGCCCGACGGGCCCGAAGAACACCACCCACCACTGAGGCCGCCGGCGGGTGATGCCGATCGCCCAGCCGAGCCAGCCGAGCGCCGTCAGTGTCATGAGGAGAACGGTGTCGATCATCCTACACCTTCGGCTTGGAGCGCCTCTCCTTGGCCGCCTTGCGTTTGGCCTCGATGGTCTCAAGTACCCAGTCCGCGCCCCAGCCGCCAGAGTACAGGAACAGCGAGGACAGGACGAGCAACAGCCACGAGAGCACGGTGCCGCCCTCGATCGTGAACATCTGGCCGAGCGCCGCCGCGGTCTCGTCGCCCTGCAGGACGTGGAAGTCGGCGATCTGCTTGTCGAGCGCCGCGAGCTTCTCGACGTCGGCCAGTGCGTTCTTCAACGCCAGCTCGTCGCGCTTGATCTCGATGCGGATACCCTCGAGCACCTCGCCGTTGAAGGGATCGATCCCGCCGTTGGCCTGGGCGCACAGACGCGCCTGGATGAACTTCTTCGGCGGGGCCGGGCAGCCGTGCTTGTCCTCGGGCTCGCCGGGCTCGCGCACGGCCAGGTCCGGCATGTCGTAGGTGGTGCGGGCCGAGCCCTCGAGGGCCTTGAGCTTGCGCTCATCGGCATCCTTCGCCAGCTGCAGGAGTTCCGGGTCGTTGAGTTCGACCTGTTCGCGGAGGTCGTTGCGCTCGACGGTGAGGGTCCGCAGTCCCTGCCGACTGGCCTTAGCCTCATTCTCGGCGATCTGCGAGGCCGTGGCCGTTGCGATAAACACGCCGGCGACACACACCAGGTAGGAGGCAACCGTCACGGACAGCCAAATCAGCACGATCTTGCGGTACGGGCGCGCGGCCATGTCGGCGGCGTTCTCGTCGCCCGGGTGCGCGACGATGGCGGCCTCGACCATGCGGGCGCCCTCGCGCCAGCGCCAGAAGCTGGTGAAGTATCCGGCGACGGCCCCGATGGCGCCCACATAGATGAAGAAGCCGACGCCGGGGTAAAGCTTCAGCCACCCGCGGGACGTGTTGATCCACTCCCAGGCGCCGATGGCGAGGCAGCCAGCGATGGCCAGCCACAGCATCAGGTTGCGGAGCATGAAGTCCGAGCAGTCGGCCAGGAAGTTGCCGACGCGAGCCCGGAAGGCTTTGCCGTCGGCTTTCTTCTTGGCAGCCTTCTCTTCCCGCTGGCGCTTCTTGTCGGCGGCCAGCGCCTCCCGGCTCCAGCCTTGTTCGTTGGCTCGCGCGGCCGAGGGGTCTAGTTCGCTCATGCGCCTGGCGCTCCGGTTGCGCGAGCAGCCCGCTCGCTCTTCACCCACGCACGCACCTCAGCGATGCAGATGTCGCGGGTCTTCACCTCGCCGGCCAGGTTGGTCTGGACCTCGAGGTTGCCGTCACCTTTGGAAGCCGTCAGCGCCGTCAGCGTGTTGAGGCACGGCGGCTCCGCCGTGGCGAAGGAGCGGTCTATCCGCACTTCGGACTTCGGGCATTGAGCCGTGACGAACTCGGGCTTACGGGGCGAGGATGCCGTCGAGCAGCTTGCGAGCATCAGGACTGACAGGAGCGCGCGCACATTCGTCCGCGACATTTCGGATAGCCTCCAGTGAGGACGTGAGCTTGGCGTTGAGGGCGCGGGTCTCGCGGGCGGCCTGGTTGGCGGCCGCCTCGGCGCGCAGGACCGCCGCATCCCGCTGGGCCTGGTCAGCGAGCGCCGCGGCTTCCGCGGCGGCGGTTTTCTCCGCTTGGGCGGCGTTGACCTTGGCAACCTCTCCGCGCGCCTGGTCCCGTTCCGTGTGGGCCGTGTTGACCTCGAGGAGCTGTTTCTGGATCTCGCCGGCGGCCACGGCCTTCACCCGCTCAATGCGCTTGTCGCACTGCTGGCGCTCGCCGTCCGAGCCCATCTTCATGCCCACGCCGAACGCGCCCGCCACCAAAACGAGGGCGCCGATCGCCATGACCTGGTTCGTGATCATACGTAAAGCCTCGCGCACTGCTTGAAGCATTGCTGAAGGCGGACAGAGTAAGCTTGCGCCTGCCCGGGCCCATTGTAGGCCCGCGCGATCGCCATCCAGTCCATCGAGCGGAGCGCCGGCTTGAGGCCGGTGCCCAGCAGGAACAGGTGCAGGACCTCGAGCTGGTCGCGCTCGGACGTCGCCAGCTTCAGCAGCAGCGCCTCGGCCGACGGGTAGCGGAGCAGCTTCCAGCCCATGTTCTCGCGGGGGCTGCCGGTCACCTGCTGGAACCGGCCGGCGGACACCGACCCGCACGCGGCCGCATAGTCCAGTTCGGCCATCCGCTGGAACAGGCCCCAGCGTTCATCGGCGCTGAATGTGTACGGGTGCGCGTGGAATCCCGCCGGCGGCGCCGCGCCCTTCTGGTAGGGCGTCCACTGCGGATAGCTCACCTCCGGCCGAGTGCGGTCGAAGGCGTGATTGGTGAGGGCCGAGAACAGGTGCGGCTCCACCAGGATGGTGATGCGCCCGCGCTCGTCGAACCCCTTGGTCGCCCCGCTCTCGGCATTGGCGATCGCGTGCAGGACCGCCGGTTCGACGCCCCACTGCTGGCCCGCCTCGAGGAAGTCCTCACGCTCGAGGTGCTGCGGTTTGAACGAGCGGACGTCGTGCATCAGCTTGGCGATGCGGTCCTGCACGGCGGCGGCATCGACCTTGGCGCGCACGACGGCGCCGAGGGTCTCGCGCTTGAGCACGCGCGCTGCGAGGGCGGCGGCGTCGATAATGCTCATGACGCAGCCATCCGTTGGAGGACACGGACGATGATTTCAAAGACGAACGGCGCCGCAAGGACCACCAGTAAGGCAGTCAGCCACGGCCACGCGCGGGTTTCATTGTCGGACATGGGCCAGCTCCGGCCCGAAGTATCGGGCGGGTGGAGCTAGCGGGGGTTCAGGTCTTCGCCTTCTTGGCGCCGCCGCCACTGTTCACGGTCTTCACGCCCAGGGCGTACTCTTTCGCCGCTAGCTCGTTCGCAGCCTCAAGCGCGGTGGCAATGCGCCATAGGCTGTATGCCGAGTGCATCATAAAGATCTGTTCGCCTGTCGGAAACGGCACGTTGAGCAGTTCTGGCTTCGGCGCGGCGCGCATCCACTCTTCGGTTATTTGCTTCATTGGGTCCCTCCACTTCGGAGGTCAAATAGATCGAAGTCTTCAGATCGCGGAAAGCTTTCGCGAACTCTTCCTCAACTTGTTTCTGAGATTGTCCACAGGTCGCCCGAGGGGCGACCGGGAGCCCGCCAAGGCCCCCGATCACTAGGACGAACGCGGGAGCAACCGCCTCGTCCCTCATCGCTAAGGAACAGCGACCATGAACACTATCTCAAGCACCGTTAACAACGCGTTTACCGCGCTGACCAACCGCGTTGGCAAGCGCCCGGTCTCCATGGCCGCGGCTGGCGCCTTCCTCGGCACGTCGATCTATGTGGCCCACGAGGGGCTGCAGGTGATCCTGCCGGGCACGCTGGGCCAGGCGCTGACCGCGTGCTTTGTCGCCGTTGCCACCCTGCAGTGGCTCGCCCTCGGCCGCCACGACGCCTGCGTAGAGGCAAAGGACTTCGACCGGGCCGACGCCGTGATCCAGCAGGCCTGGATGTTCGGCATCATCGAGACGGTGCTCTACGCCCTCGGCGGCCTAGCGCTCGCCCTGAAGGACGGAATGGACGTCAACAACAACCTCGGCATCGTCACGGCCGTCGCTGGTGCCGCGCTCTTCGCCTTCGCCAACTTCCGGGTGAAGTGGGTGTCCTGCGACCAGGTCGGCAAGCAAGCCCCCAGCAATGGTGGCCAGCGCGTTCACGACGCCTTCTTCGACGCCCCCGCCCTGCCGGCGCTGGAATCCGAGCCCGCCGATTGGAGCCAGGACGCAACGGTCATCAGCTTTGGCGATCGCATGCGCCAGAAGGACCAGCGCGAGGTGGCAATCAACACCGCCCTGGCTGAAGCCCCGCCGGTACGCGACACCGCTACCCGCCTGCGCCTCTCCGCCAAGCGCCTCCGGATGCGGGCAAGCAGGGAGGGCAAGCGCATCGCCGCCTGATCATCCACAGACCCAGTCGATAAAGGCGAACACCCCGGGATCAAATCCGGGGTGTTTCGCGTCATGCCTCTAGGGCAGCGATCCGTGTCCTAGCGGCATCGCGAATGCCATCTGCCTCGCCTGCCCGGCCGAGCCAGCCGTTCGTCAGCACCAGGTGCGCGGCGCCAGCTAGCACGCGGGAGCCGTTGAGCCCCAGCGTGGCGGCATGGTCCTTCAGGGCGTCCAGGACGAGCCCGCACTGGGGCACCACGCTGGTGGTGGCCTGGGCGTCGGCGATCTTCGCCTGCAGGGCCACTGATGCTTCCTCGTCCTCAAGGCTCGGCAGGTCCGGGTTCGTCAGGGCGCCCAGTGCTGCCTGGAAGGTGGGGATGTCAGTCGGGTGGGTCATTTGCGCTCTCCGGGACGCCAGAGAATGCTGTCGTGCGCTTGGGTCGCGGATTGCCGCCACGGGTAGGGACGCTTGCCGTCCGAGTAGACACTCTGGGGAACCTTGCGGTCGAGCACCCAGCGCTTGCCGTCGATCTCCACCACCAAGACGACATGACCGACCGTGGCGCCATCGGGTTCTGTGACCTCACCGGCCACGATCGACATGGCTCCTGCCGGCACGCCGAAGGCCTGGAGGGCCATCCGCTCGCTGATGACCATGTCATCGCAGTCCATCATCCGGTCGGCGGGAAACACGCGCCATGGGTCCAACGGCTCGCCGACCCCCGGGCGGAGATCGGGTGCGTTGGCCTCGCTGATGAGCCGGTGGAGCGCGGCTAGCTCCTCCACGGTCATGCGATCCACTTTGCAAGCGGGGTCCTGCGTCCATGCGCAATGCTCGACATACGGCAGGGGGAGCTGCACGGCGACGAGCTGCATGAGCGCCAGGGCGAGGAGCATCAGGAGGTCTTGGAGAAGTTGTAGGACTGGCTGATTGTCGCCGTCCTGCCCTTGCCGTCTTTCACCACGCACTGAACGCGGCCGGTGGAGTCCTGGCCCGTGGACAGAGTTGCGGCAAGATGGACCGTGGCCGTCGTCGTATTCGTTAACACGGTCGAACCGGCGCCAGCCTCGTAGGGCATTTTCGTCCAGAGGTATGTGTAAGTTCCGTCCCCGCCGGTGGGCGTGACCGTAATGTCGCCGGAGAAGCCGCTCGATCCAACGACGTTTACAGCAGCGCCGACTGTGACCTTAAGGACGCCGCCCAGGTCTCCGATTACAGCCCAGGCGCCGCCGGTCTTGTATTTGAGGAGGCCGTTAGTGGTGTCGCCCCAGAAGTCGCCGTTGTTTCCCCCGGGATCGCTGGACTGATAGTAGCTGTTCCCCGTGGCCATGTTGCCCTGGCCTGAGACGGACGCGGCGACATTCGAGCCCGTGACGTCGGCGGCGATGAAGCCGTCAGGGCCGGGGGTGTATGGGTCCAGCGCTGTTTGATCGCTGCGCGCCAGCGAGAGGAAGAATTGATCCAGCACCACGGAGAAAGCGCCCGTGTAGGCGTTGGCCTTCTGCGCGTAGATGTCGATTGCGATGAAGCCGTCAATGGAGGCGGTGGCGAAGCCGCCCAAGCGGCCGGCGGCGCCAAGGCCGTTCGATGAGTTACTCGCCGCCGTCACGCCCAACTGCGTCACGCCCACACCCGCGGTGTCACACTGCAGGGCGACCATGACCAGGTTGCCCGCGTTTGCCGTAAGGATCCCGCCCGAGAGGGAGCGAGCCCGCGCCGAGATTTGCACGCGATCGCCCGCCTTGACGGGAAGTAGATAGGACGAGGTCGTATACTGCTGGCCGCAGGCGCCGTAATTGAACGTCGCGCCCGCGCCCGCCGATGCGCTGAAGAGGAGCGCGGGATCCGCAGCGGTCGCCGGTGATGAAGTGGTGCGCGCAATGGCTAAGCCCGTCGCGCCCCAGCCCGTGTCCAGCAGCTGCCAGCCCGTAGTGTCGCCCTTCTCAAGGCGCGACCACCTGCAGTTATTTACACCGGCCACCTGAAGGATGGAGTTGAGGATGCCCTCGGTCCCGGCCAGCGAGGAAAGGTTCGCCGGACGGCCGCTCACCTGAGAGGCCCATGCCGCGGCGTTGAGCGTTGCCAGTGCGCCTTGGGAAGCGATGGCCGCTGCCGTGCCCGACGCGGTCACCACCATGGCGGTGGTCGCCACCGTCGTCCCATCGGCCAGTCGAATGTTCGTCCCGATGGTGATGAAGTTAATCGTCGCGAGGCCACCCTGCCCGGTGATCGCCGCCGCCGTGTGGGTCACGGTTACGTCGGCGGCAAGCTCCCCCGTGAACAGGCCGCCGCTGGTCTTGCGGAGTAGGTTGTTCGCATCCGCAAGCGTCGAGTTAATCGCCGAGAGAGTTGCAAACGTTCCCTGCGAGGCGATCGCCGCCGCGGTGCCCAGAGACGTTACCGCCAGCGCGTCCGTGAGGCTTGTCGTTCCGTCGTTGCGGGTGATGTTCGTGCCGAGGCGAACCGCCGTAGAAGCCAAGGCTGTGTAGATCACGACGCCGGCGTCCAGCAGCGCCGACGAATTGATCGTTGCCAATGCGGACAGCGCGCCGAAGCCCGACAGATAGGCTCCGCCATTGGCGAGGCTGTTCAGCAGCGCCAGTGCGCCCTGCCCGACAATGGAAGCGGCGGTGTGCGTGCCGGTGATGTCCGAGCCGGGCTCGTTACTGGGGCCAGCCGTGTACGGGTCCACCGCCGTCTGGTCGGCGCGCGCGATGGAGATGAAGAATTGATCGATGACGGCGGCGAACGATCCCGTGTAGGCGCTAGCCTTGGTGGCGTAGAGGTCAATTGCGACCCAGCCGTCAGCGGGCGCCGTGTAGAAGCCCCCCAGCCTTCCAGCGGCGCCCAAGGCCACAGCCGTGTTAGTGCCCGCGCCAGACAAGCTATCGATCGCCACAATGGTCCCGGCCGTGTTGGCGCGCGCCACCGTCATGTTAAGGGCGCCACCGTTGGCCGTAAGAATGCCGCCGCTCATGGAGCGCACACGGGCGCTCATCTGCACACGGTCGCCTGACTTCACGGCGAGCATGTAGACGGTGGAGCTCAGGTTGCTGCCGAAGGAGCCATAGTTCGTTACGCCGTTCACGCCCGCCGAGGCGCTGAACAGGACCGCGGGCTCAACCGTCGAGGCGGGGGACGACGTTGTGCGCGCGATCGCGAACGAAGACGCGCCCCAACTGGTGTCCTGCAGGGCGAAGCCGACGACACCGCCGGCCTCGAGGGCGGAATACCGGACGTTGTTGAAACCTGCGACCTGGAGCAGCGCGTTGCGGATGTCCTCCGTGCCGGCGAGGGCCGAGAGGTTCGTGGGCCGGCCGCTGACCTGGTTTCCCCAGGCCGCGGAGTTCAAGGTCGCCAGCGTGCCCTGCCCTGTGATCGCGGCGGCGGTGTGTGAGCCTGTGACGTCGGCGTCGGCGTCCGGCCGGTGACCATCATCATCGGAGACGCCCGACCAGGGCACGCTCGCGGCCGAGCCCACACTGTAGGTCGCCCCCGTGGTCTCTGGCGCCGACCAGTCGCTCCATGGGCTCTCCCTGTGCCCGGCCTTCGACTTGGCGCGGACGCGGTAGGCGGTCGACGGCAGGATGCTCTTGCGGAGCTTCGTGAATATCTGGCTTGTGTGGAAGCTGTCCACATAGGTGGCGCCGAGGATGGCTTCGGCCGGATCGACCTCGTCCCAGGCGGGATCGGCCTTTCCGTATTCAAGGACGATCTCGCGGGCGACCGTCTCATCCGTCGTGAGCGTCACCTCGAGGGCGGGCTCCACCACGCCGCCCGCCACCAGCGTCGTGACGTCTACGTCGAACTCCGGCACGTCCAGGAACAGGCTGACCGGCGACACCTCGGGCGGGACCGACAGGTCTGGGTCGTTGTCGTTGTCGAAGGCGAGGAAGTCGGCCGAAATCGCCCGGGCCGTCAGCGTCACGGTGAAGTCGGCGTTCTTCACGATGTCGATGACTTCGAAGAGTTCGTCCTCGATCTGCAGGCGCGTGCTCGAGAAGGTGAACCAGTCGCCAGGCTCCAGAGGCCAAGCGCGCGCCATCATTGTTCCACCCAGGCGGGGCTGAAGGCTCTCACGCTGCAAGTAGGCGCTGGCGAGCCGCACAGCACGGCGCGGGTGGGTCTCAAAAGGCAGATCGAGTTGCTGGGTTTGGGCTTCGCCGCCATCGGGCAGCGCCGCGTACGGCGTTGTGAGCGTGTCACCGTCGTAGGGCGTCATCTCGTATAGGTTGGCCGGATCCGCGAACGATCCGTTCACCGCCCCGATCAGCTCGGAGAAGGCCAGCTTATCGGAGAAGGCGACGGATTCGTCCGTTGCCCAGTCGTCGTCGGTGAGGTCCACGACGCTGGCGCGCTCCTCGGCGCCGAGGATGCCTATGCGCCCGCCGAGATCCACCACGCGCGCTGCCATCTGCAGCTGCATGGTCTCGATCACCTGCTCGTAATACAACTCCGAGCCGACGACAGCGTTGACCTCGTAGCGCTTGATGGTCTCGACATCGCCGCCCGTGCCGGTCTCAACGTCCTCGTCCGCGAGATCGGCCGCGTGCGCAAAAACGGCGTAAGGGACTTCGGACTTCCGGAGGCCGACGCCAAACGCCAAGGGGTCGTCCTCCACTGCATAGCCCAGCAGATAGTGGTCCAACGCGACAGCGGCATTCGCCGAGTACTCCCACGTGGAGGGGTCATCGTACCGGTGATCGCCAGATCCGCCGGCGGTATCGTCCAGGCGCCGATCGTAGAGCGGGGCGCCCTTCACCAGGCACTGGATGTTGGGGCGCTGGGTGAGGATGTCCGGGTCCCACACCATTTCCAAGATGATGTAGGCGCACCCTGCCCCGACGTGGTCGGTCGTCCACGGCTCGATCTCGCCCGCGACGACAAAGGGGTCCTCTTCCGAGGCGGCGACGAGATGGGCGTCGGCGGTTTGCCCGGGCCGCCCGTCATAGAAGGTGATCCACAGACGATCGCCTTCGTCGGGATTGTTGTAGGCCGGCACTGCTGTGCGCACGCCGTGCACGAGCGGCGCATCCAATACCACCGCGCCGTCGGCATAGACCTTCGAGAGCTCTGTGATGGGGTGGTCGGCCAGCTGAACCACGAACAGCGCGTCCGACAGGTTCGATCCGCGGCTGAAGCGGTTGATCTCCTGACCGCCAAGGAGGCGCTGGCCCACAACCATCTGGCGCGGACCGTTTGCGGCGATGTTGGTGAACAGCTCACCGCCCTGCAGTCCGGTTGCCTCTGGCCGTGTAAGGGCGTCGAGGCCGTAATAGAGAGCAGCGTTGATGGCGAGCTGGCTGGCCGACGAGATGGCGACGAACGCAACCGAGCTCGTCCACGCCACATGGCCCGTCGCCGTGATGACGGTTGCAGCGATCCAGTTACCTGCTGCAGCGATTGCGGCTGGCACTATCCAACTCCCCAGCAGGCGATCGGTTTGCTGGGCGAGATGATGGGCCGCTTGGGCCCGGCGCCGATTACGCCGCCCTGCCAGCAGACGCCGAGGAAGGGTCCGAAGCGCCCCTCCTCCAGCACCAGGTCTCCGCGGCGTGGACGGCCCTCTCGTCTCGGCAGGCAGTGGTCAGCGACATCCGCCAGCGTTGCCCAACCGTGGGCGGCCAAGATCGCCTTGGCCCCCTCCTCGTCCGAATAGCGGCCGCGGAACATGGCGCCGAAGTCTTGGCCGGTCTCGGCCGCCACCAGGTCGGCGGCGAACAGGGCGCAGTCGTTCTGTCCCCAGATGTGCGGGACATCGCGGCGCGCGGCGATAGCGGCGGCCAGACGCTGGGGCCAGTCGGGGAAGCGTTTCATCTAGGCAGCAGCGGGAGGCCAAAGCGGCCACGTGCGATGTCGATGATCCCCGGCTTCGTGCCCGGCCCCGTCGTCGGCTGCTTGCCCCAGACAAGTGGCCGTCCGACCATTTTGGCGGTGCCGTCGTAGAACCTGTCTCCAGGCGCCCGGCGCTGCTGATCCTCAGGGCTGCGGGTCTTCAGGCGCCGTCCGCGCACGCGAAAGAGCCCGCCCTGGCAGGTCACTTCCCAGACATTCGACTGGTTGTTCTTCACCGAGTTCTGGCGGTGATCGAGGAGCCCGTGCCACTCCCACACCACGTCCGTCGGCGTCGTGCCGTCCACCGTATCGAGCAGGATCTGGCGCACGCGGACCGGTCGCTGGTGCCAGTCGGCATCGACGAAGATCCCGACCTGGTCCTCATCATCGCCGGAGCGGGACGCATCGAGCGTTAGGCGCAGGGCCTCGGATGACAGCGATGCGGATTGGCGAAGCGCCTTCTGCACCAGCAGGCGACCGTACATGCACGTGTATGTCACTGGGTCGGCGCTCAGGTCCCCGTCGCCATCGGGATCGTCGTTCGCCGCGTAATCAATCGTGCCGGGCCAGTTCCACCAGCGAAGCGTCAGGGGGTCGCCCACACCATCGGCGCAGTAGAGGTCCACGAGGTCAGCGGTAATGAAGCGGCCTGCGGCGACCTGATCTTCCCAATCAGGCGGCACCGGGTACGGCATTGGCGTCTCTAGCTAGCGGAGGACCTGCATCGCCTCGAATTGGACGACCCGCGTATCGTAGACGTCGATCGCCGCCGGGTCGGTTATGAGTTCGAACTCGCCCAGCGCCTGGACACGACGCACCGCCGGGGCCGAGGCATGCTTCGCGACCGGACGCGGCAGCACGGCCACCGTGATGTTCCCGGCGGAGGCGGCGGCATCTGCCTGGATCTCCCCAATCCAGTAGCCATTGGCAGCCGTGCGGTAACTGATCATGTCCCCGATCTTCGCCGTGTAGGCGCCGACACCGGTGAGGTCGAGTTCGGAATTCGGTATGTCCACCGTAAGCCCGATCGCACCGTCAGCCGTGCCGATCGTGCCCGCCGGCTGCACGCGCATGAGCCGCGGGGCCGTGAACGTGAAGGACTCGCGACGCGCCAGCCACGCGGTCCACAGTCGCGCCTGAGCCATGGTGAGCTGCGCGCTCGCCACCTGCAGGCGCCAGCGGCTGGGCCCCAGTGTGGTGACGACGCTGTTGCCGCTCGAGCCCATGCGCTTGGCCTGGTTGGGCGTAAACAGCATCTCGCAGGTTTTGAGCCTGCCCTGGTTGAGGAGGATGAGTTCGCCCGCGGACATCAGATCCTCCGCTTCTGCTTGCGATTGTCCGAGAGCGTGGCGTTCACGACGCCCGGCATGACCGAAAGCATCCGGACATCGCGGGCGGCCAACTCCTGTTGCACCTGCGGCCAGGTGGCGGCGTCGATCGAGCCCTGGACGGTGAGGCTCATGTCGATCGTGTTGCCGATAGACTGGGAGCGGAGGCTGGCGCCTGCCGTGTTAACCGATGCTGCCGACATGCCGTACGCGGGAGGCCGCCCGCCGCTGACCAGGCTGAAGCCCGCGTCCGCTACCGCCTTCCACTCGCTGGCGCTTCCATTGAACAGGGCAAAGAGCACATCCACGAACCGGTCGATGGCCCTGTCGAAGCCGTCAATGAGGGCGTCCGCGAGGGTCGAGCGAAGGACGTCTTGCCAGTCGCCTGAAATAATACCGTCTTTCAGGCCTCGCTTAACGCTCTCGCGGAACCGCTCCTGATATTCCGCCATCTCATTCGAGATGCGTCGGCCCCTGGAATCGTATCCGGCGAAGCTGGCGAGCTCGTCCTCGAGATCGGGAAGCTTGGGGTTTCCGCCGCGATTGACGACGTCGTTTAGGTCGACGATGTCGACGAGCTTCTCTTTCAGCTTCTCCAGCTCGGAGAACAGGAGCGTGCGGTCCTGGCCGAGAAGCATGTCGTCGATCGAGGGCAGCAGCAGCATCGCCGTGTTCACGTCATCGATGGCGCTGGCGTAGTCCAGCATCGCCTGGACCGCGGCGCGGGACTTGGCGGAGCTGCCCTCGGACGATTTGGCGATCTCCTCTACAGCCGCCTTGAACGCCTCGGCGTCGGTCTGAAAGCCCTTGAGCTTGCTCTTGGTCTCATCGAGGGTCTTGGTCGATTCCGGGTCCAAAAACATGGAGGCGTCAGCCTGGAACGCCTTCACCCACAGGTCTGTCAGCTCGGAGCGGAGCTGGGCGATCTCCTCAAGCTCCGGCTTCACCTTGTCGAGTTCCCGCTGGATGCGGAGGATGTCGGTGGTCAGGACCGTGTGGCCGAGCACCGACTCTTCCTTCTTCAGGACACCCCTGCCCTCTGGGCCCAACGCCGACAGTTCGGCGCGCAGTCCGTTGAGCCGATCGAGGGTTTCCTTCTTTCGCTGTTCAGCAAGTTTGCGCTCTTCCTGGCTCAGTTCACGGACCGCGTCCTTTTGCTCAAGGATCGCATTTACGGCCTCACTGGTCCGCTCGAAGTCCACCTTCGCGCGGCCGGTTTTGCCGAGAAACGCCGGGACGTTCTGTGCGAGCGGGCGCTTACCGGAGGTGGAGTCCAGAACGCCGGCGGCGCGCATCAGGCCGTCGGTGATCTGTTTCGTTATGCCATATGCTTCATCGAGGCGGCCGATCCATGCGGTAGTGGCGGTCGCCAGATTCGTGAACGCCTCACCGACCGTCAGGCGCGTGGACTTGAATTGCTCCTCGACCTGCTTCCCAGCTTTCAGGATTCCGTTGAAGATCCGGTCGGTAGTGAGCTTGCCCTCGGCGCCGAGCTCTTTCAGCTGGCCGACCGTGACGCCGAACTCATCGGCGATCGCCTTGGCGAGGAGCGGTGCGTTCTCTCGCAAGGACCTGAGTTCGTCGCCCTGCAACACGCCGGACGAAAGGGCTTGGCCTAGCTGGAGGATCGCCGACCTCTGCTCCGAGGCGGTGGCGCCGCCGGCCTTGAACGCCTGGTTCAGGATGGTCGTTGCGCGGTAGACTTGTTCCTGGGTGGCGCCCAACTGGGCAGTCCCGCGTGTGAGGCGCGCGAAGAGGTCGACGGTCTCGGTCAGCCCCGTACGCGTGGCGAGGGACAACCTGACCAGCCGCTCTTGGACGTTGGCAAGCTGGCCGACGGACACGCCCGCAGCGGTGAGCTTGTTGGACGCCTCGGTCCAGGCTTCGGCGAATTCGAGGGTCTGCCGCGTTGCGCCGACGAGGCCGAGACCGGCGATCAGCGGCCCCAGCGACTTCGCCATGTTCGTGCCGGACTTGAGCACGTTCGAGTTCATTTTGTCGAAGCGCTTCTCAACCGTGCCGAGCTGCTGGTTGGTCACCTGCGCCGCCCGCGCGAGCGAGCGCTCGAGCTTTCGGATGTCGGCGGACATCTGCAGGACTAGGGCTTCGGTCCGTTCGGCCATCAGTGCACCCGCGAGGCCGCAACGGCGGCGTCAAATTCTTCGTCAGAGGGTGCTTCCGGTCCGGAGGGCGGGGCATTGGCGCGCATGTAGCCCGCCAGCGCCGCCATCCACTGCCAGAGGCTCAGTTCACCGATCTGTTCTGGCGACCATCCGAGGGCGGCTCCGTTTCCGTAGATGACAGCCCAGTCGAGCCCGCCTCGGCCGTCAGTGTCTCCCCCGAGGGGGACTCGGCCCCGCGTGGCGTCGGTATCTCCGGGCCGGTGATGACCGCCTGCAGAATGGCGACGGCAACAAGAATGTTGTCCGCCAGCGGCTGCTCCTCGACATACTCCTTCACCAGCTTGTCGGCGTCCGCGAGCTTCATGCCGCCGCCAATCAGCCCGAGCCGGATGGTCTCGACGATGTCGCGCGCCTTCCACTCTCCACCCATGAGGTCGAACAGGATCCGCTGCGGCCCGCGCTCGCCGCACCTCTCCTGCAGCCGCTCGAGCTGGGCCATCTTCAGGCGAAAGGGCCGGACATCGCCGGCCCAGTCGAGTTCGATGAAAGCGGAACGGCTCATCAGGCGGCCGCGTCGTGCCAGGCCACGGCGCCGTCCGACAACAGCGTGATCGAGCACTGCACACGGTTCCCGCGGGTGCCGTTCACTTCGAAGGATGTGCAGTGGAAGTTGCCCTGCCAGTACCCGCCGTCGTCCGCGAGGACCACACCGCCGAGTTCCACGCGGACCGCGATTGGGTCGGCCGACATAACCCAGTCGGAATAGACCTGCGCGTCGGGGATGTGCAGCGTGCCGGCGCCGTTAATGGTGGCCGACAGCGAGACCTTTTCCCGCGCCGCCCACGCCATGAGGTCCGGATCCGAGCAATCAGGCACAAGCACGTCGTTGGTGTCGGCCGTGAACGTGATTCCGCGATCCGTATTGATCAGGCAGGGGTGCGCGAACGTCGGCGAGACCTCCCCGTCGGAGACCTTGATCAGGAGCTTTGTACCCCGAAGCGACTCGGCTTGTGCCATTGCGATCTCCCACAAGGCGCGTAGGCGCCGGATGAGGGAGGTTCAGGTCGTGGACGGTGGGGGCGGATTGAGGCTCAGGCTTCGTCCACGACATAGCGGAGAGTGAGGACGCCGTGGGCGGTGACGCCGTCTCCTTCCATGAAGGACCGGGACTGCTGAAGCTCGACCTCGAGAACGTCAAACCCGGTAGGCGCCGGCAGGCTCGCATTGTTCCCCAGCGCCTGGGCGGCGATGTCCGCGATGTGCTTGACCTCAGGCCGGGGATCGGTCGGGTGGCGGCTGAAGATGTGGAGCGTGGCGAAGAACTCCCAGCCGTCGGCGCAGGCATTGGAATCGCCGACCGCCTGGTCGTCACCGACCCGAATGCTCGGATAGGTCAGCGGATCGGGCTTCTTGTCGTAGATCTCGACAGCCCCGCCCGCCAGCGAGGCGGTCGCCATGGGGGTGACAAGCTTGGCCACGATCGCGTCCTGCATGGCTAGGCTAGGATCTCTCACGTGCGTCCCCAGTGCTTGCCTGCGGCCCGCTTGCCCACTGCGTTGAGCGCCCGGTTGATGCGCTTCTTGAAGGCACGATAGGTCGGGAAGAAGTGCGGACGCGCCTCCATGGGGTTGTCGCCGCCGCGGCCGAACTCGTTGGCCCTGGCCTTGCGACCGAGGGTTTCATCGTTGGCCCCCTCCGTGATGACGGCCCCGATCTTGTCGCCGCGATTGTTGCGATGCCATTCGACGCTGTCGGCGAGCTCACCCTCGTCCTTCGGAACGTTTGGCCGGATCTGCTCCGTCAAGAATGCGGCCTGTTGGTCGACAGCGCCGCGCATATCCGCTCGGACTTGAGGTGGAATCGCCTTCATTCGCGCCAGCACGGCCGCCTTGCGGTCCCAGCGGTTGTCAGCCATCGGCCCCGCCCCACTCGACCAGGATCTTGAGATACTTCCGGTGCATGTCTTGATTGGTCGGCGGCGACTTGACGTTATACATCACGCCAGACCGGGCATCGACCATGCGATCACCCACCCTGACGCCGGCAGCCGCCGCCGTATGCCGAACCAGTACCTCGTAGACTGCCAGCCCCGTGACGCCTTGGGCATTGACCTGTTCGTTCGCCCGCAATGGCTTGAGCTGCGCCGCGATCGCGATCAGGCTGGCAATGTTGGCCCAAGCCTGCCCCTTGTTTCCATGGCTGTTGAGCGCGCCCACGCCTTGGCGCTGAAAGGTCACGCTCTCGCGCAGCTGCCCGGCGCCCACGCCCTACTCCGATGCTTTGGTGTCGGTCGTGTCCTTCGCCGGCACGGGCCCGAGGAACCTGCCAGTGGAGATCCGGCGCGCGACGAGCATGAGCCCGGCGGTGATCAGCAGGGCACCCACCACGACGGCGGCAATCGTCAGCCAGTCCATGTCAGCCTCCCGGAAAGACCTGCTTGGGGTTCGGGATGGAGACTGCCACGCCGGCGGCGATTGCCGGTTCATACTGGCGGTGGGTCAGGCGGACGATCCTGCCGGCCAGGAACGTCTTTGTCGCCCGGCCGCCATATTCGGGAATGTTCCAGTCCCAATCACGCTCGAAGCGAACCCAGCGGTTCGTGACGACGTCAGACCCCGACACGGCGATACGGTGCAATGAGGGCATCGACCCCGCGCGGGAGCGGCCGGACATCCACGCCCACGCCGATGACCGTGTCTTCGCGGTTCTCGTAGAAGTCGCCGACCATGAGGAGGATGGCAGCCTTCAGCGCGGCAGGGACCGCGGCGGCCGCGCCATAGCCAGCCACGAACGTCACCTGGATCGGGTCTGGCCGGTCGTCGTTGTGGGTCGGCGCGGTGAAGTCTTTCTTGAGCCACAGCAGCCCGCCCAACTCGTCCTCGGCCAGCGCGTAGAGGCCCGCCGAGACCGTCTGCTCGACATTGTCAGCGTCGAAGTATTTGAGGCTGGTGACGGCGGAGACGTCCGCGAACGGTAGGCGGATCACGCTGAGGTCGGGCCAACATTCGAAGTCCTGCCGCCAGGACTGGGTGACCATGCAGCGCCCAAGGATCCCGGAGTAGCCGTCGAGCCGGGCAACCGCGGCGTTGAGGTAGATCCCGATGATGGTGTCGTCATCGGAGTGGCTGACGCGCAGGTGCGACTTGCACTCTGCGACTGAAACCGGCGGGTCCGCCGGCGGAGCGGTCCGCACCGGTTTCAACATGACCTACTGGCCTTCGCCCTCGCCGCCATCCCCGCCCTTGGCCTTTTTCGGCGTCTTCTGGCCCTTGCCTGTGTCCGCTTTGGCGGCGGCCTTTGGCGGCACCGGCGGTTCATCGAATTCGCCGTCGAGGGGTTCGGCCCACCCTTCATTCACGGCGACCTGCGCGAGATCGCCGTGGCATTCATCCCCCGGGTTGAAATTCCGGACTTCGGCCTGGCCGTCCGGCCGCCCCGGGAAGGCTACGGTAACGAGAGCCGTCTTCATGGGTTGCTCCTAGCGGCTCAGCGATCAGGACGCAGGACGGGCGAGCGGCACGCCGATGGCGAGGATGCACAGCGGGTCGGCCGCGGCGTTGCCGGACGGCGTGACCGTCAGGCGGATGTACCGCTTGTTGCCGCGATAGCCGACCTTGAAGACGGCGTTGTCGTCCGACTGGATGAACGAGGCGCCCGCCTCTGTTCCGTGCATGTCGGCGTCTGCCACGGCGGTCGCGCCCGACATGCCGCTGTCGTCGGATTCCTCGAGCAGGGCCGTGAACGTCGCGCCGGCATCGGCCAACACGCCGGTGACGATCGCGAACATGACCGACGCATAAAGCTTGCGGTCGACGATCGTGCTGACGAAGGCGGTGTCGTCGCCGGCTCCGCCGACCTTCCCGCTGATCAGCTTGAGGTTGTTGTAGAGGTCTTTCATTGGATGGTCCTCGGTTCGAAGGGGGGAGTCGGCGGCTTCGGCCGCCGACTGATCAGGCGGTTACGAAGTCGCGCACTTCAGGACCTTCACGGCCTCGAAGTTCTGCACGCCGCCGCCGACCCGTTTCGTCGTGTAGAAGCCGACGTAGGGCTTGTTGGTGTAGGGGTCGCGCAAGACCCGCACCCCAAACCGGTCGACGATCAGGTACGCGCGCTTGAAGTCGCCGAACGCGATCGGATAGGCGTTGGCGCCCAGCGCGTTCATGTTGTCGTCGGTCGCCGTCGGCTTGCCGAGAATGGTGGCAACGCCCTCGGGCCCGGACGGCGGGGCCCAAAGGTACTTGCCATCGACGTCCTTCATCTGCCGTACCGTGCCCATGACGGCGTCGGACAGCAGCCAAGTGGCGTTCGAACGGTAGCCCTGCTTCAGCGCGTAGAACAGGTTGATCAGGGCGTCGGCCGGGCTGGCGCTCGTGGTCGGGACCAAGAACGCCGTGGCGTGGCCGGTCGGGATGTAGCCGATCGATCCCCAGGCGTAGGAGGCGTTGGCGACCGTCGAATAGTCGAGCAGGCCGCGCGGCTTGTTGACACCGTTGCCGGTGATCATCGCCGCGCCTTCCTGCTCGGCGAACACGATCGAGACCTCGTCGGCCAGCCATTGTTCGACCGGGAAAAAGGCGTCGTCGAGCATGCCCTGGGTCGCCATCGGGTTGGCGTAGAGCTCCATCGCTGGGAACTCGAGCAGCTTGATCGTCGGCGTGCCGGTCTCGGGACGCGCTTCGCGCTCCCCGACCCAGCCATAGCCGGCGCCGCCCATGTTGACCGGCTTCTTGTACATCGCCGTGCCGATGGTGATGACCTGAGCCAGGGAGCGCATGGCCGACATCGTGCCGAGCACGCGATCGATGGTTTTGGTCATTTCGACGGGGACGACATAGCCGCCGTCCGGGTCCGAGTCTGTGGTGAGGGCGGCCTTCACCGCCAGCTGCTTCATCTCGGCTTCCGGCACGTCGCCGCGGCGGAACCACTTGTTGAAGGCTGCAGCGTGCGCCTTCGTCTCGGCGGTCTGGCCCTTGTCGTCGCCGACTCCGCCGACCCTGAGCGCGGCCATGGCCTTTTGGGCCTCGTCGAACATGTTCTTCAGCGCCGTGATCTCGTTGTTGATCGCGGTGACCTTCGCGACGTCGAGGACATCGGCGGTCTGTTTTGTCTCGAGCGCCTTGATCCGGTTGTCGTTCGCTGCCTTGAACTCGTCGAAGGCCTTGGTCAGTTCGACCAGAACGGTGGCCGGATCGGCCGGGTTGCGCACGGCGACGATGCCGCGCGGGCGGACGGAAAGGCCGGGCGTCGGCAACAGAAGGGCGGACGCCGCGGCGCGGGTGGCGAGTGCAGATTTCATGTCTTTTCTCTCAGGGTTTCATGGACGTGATGAGCTCACGGAGCCCATCCAGGAGACCGCCTGCATCGCGCTCGGCGTTGAAACGGCTTGCATCTCGCGGGGCCGTTGAAAGGTCATTCAAGATAAGGGCGCGCTGACCACGGGGGATTCCCGCCTTGGCGAGCGCGCCTTCTGTCTGTCTGCGCGCCAGCAGCTGGCGGCTTTCCTCGGAGGTCGCCGGCGGTGGCGCCATGGCTTGCGCGCCCAGGCTGTCGCTCACGGAATCGGCGAACTTTTCCTTCACCGACCGGTCCGGATCCATGAACGTTTCGTCGTCCATCAGCTTCTGGACGTCGGCCAGTTTCCGGCCGGTCCGGGCAACGTAAATGTCGGCGATTGCCGCGTCGAAGGCCTGGAAGGTCTCGGAGGCCTGCGCCATGTCGTGGCGGTTGCCCATCACCAGGCCCCAGGCGTTGTGAACCATCATGAACGAGCCGCGGCCCATCGCGATGTCGTCGCCGGCCATGGCGATGATCGACGCCGCCGATGCCGCCCACCCGAGAACCTCGATCGAGACCTTGGCCTTGTGCGCCCGGAGCAGGTTGTAGATGGCGATCCCCTCAAAAAGGTCGCCGCCCGGCGAGTTGATCTGGACGCGCACGTCCTTGTTGGAGCCGATGTCCCGGAGTGCCCCGGCGATTCGTTTGGCCGTCACGCCGCCGCCGGTCCACATGTCCTGGCCGATGACATCGAAAATCGAGATGACGTTGTCGTCCTTCGATTCCTCGGCGTGGGGCGATACCGCCCAGCGGGCCATGACGTCGCCCGGGGCGTCCCACTGGAAGTTTTGCGGACGCTCGAAAGCGCGCGCCTCAGGCAGGTTTCGCAGGCTCACCGGATGACCCCTGTTTCGCCCCGCCGGCGGTGTTTGGCGGGTCGTAGTACTTCTCACCCTTCCCGTCCGCCCGTGGATTGTCGTCCTCGAGGGCGCGCACTTCGTCCGGATTTTTGAAGCCCCACTGCAGAGCGATCGCGTAGGCGTCGTAACGTGCTTTCATGTCGCCTCGGATGAGCGAGGCGCGGTTGAACAGGGCATAGATGTCCGGTTCCTTGTCGCCGACCAGGTCGCGATCGATGGTTTCTTCCCAAGTCGTGAGGTGGTCCTCGGCCGTGTAGGTCACATAGCCCTGGGACTGCTGCTCGAGCCCGGTTCCCCAGCTGGTCGACTTCTCCGTGTCGCCGATCATGTGCGGCGGCACGCCGAAGAACATGGCGATTTCAGACCGGGAGAATTTGCGGCTTTCGATCCACTGGGCGTCCTCGGACGTCATGGACAGCGGCTTCACCTCCATCCCCTCCTCGAGGATCAGGTCCTTGCCCTCGTTGGAGCCTCCGGCGCGGTACTGCTCCAGCGAGGCCTGCAGAAATTTCAGCCCTTCGACCCCCAAAGTTTTGGGGTGCGACAGCACGTTCGAGATCCGCGCGCCGTTCTTGAACGTCTGCGCGCCGTGCTCCTCCTGGGCCAGCGCCAAGCCGATGGTCTCGCGGGCGTAGCTGATGACGGACACGCCGTGCACGCCGTCGAGGGTCATTCCGACCAGGTGGAAGACCTCGGTCTGCTTGAGAACCACCGGGTTGGCGCCTGCCTTGCGAGTGTACGTGTAGACGAGGCTGAGGTCGTCGAGCTGCTCGCACTTCACTTTGTCCGGGTGCATCGGCACCAGTTCGAGCACCCCCCGGGATCCGCGCACTATCAGTGCGTAAGCGTTGCCGCGCAGCAGGAGGTGGGCCTGCATCATCCGCTTGAACTGCGAGGGCGTCTGCCAGCGGTTCGGCTTACGGGTCAGGATCGGCCAAAGCGGGTGATCCCGGGCGTCCTCGCGGTTCTTGTCGTCGATCCGGCGCTTCAGGTGCACCGGCATGTTGGCGACGGTACCGGAAATGAGGCGGACGCACGCGTAGACGGCCGCCGCGCGCATTGCCGTGGTGGCGGTAACCGAAACGCCGGAACTGGACAGGGAAAGATTGCTAAAAAGTGCGGCGAGCTTTTCGGGCGTGTCGATGAGGGTGCCGCCGCCGGCGGATTGCGTGGCCGCGCGGGGCGACGGGCCGGTGATCCAGCCGCGAATGGTGTCGAGAATGCCGGCCATGCCCTACAGCACCAGCGCGCCACGTTTTTCGTAAATGCTGGGCCCGGCTCCGCGCTCGATCATCTGGGCCCTCTTTCCCGCCGCCATCGCCAGCGTTTGGGCGCCGTCGATACGCATCCGTGATTTTTCCTTGTCGAACTTACGGTTGCCCGCCGGGTCGGTGGATACAGCAGCGTTGGCGATGTGGTTCGTGAGGAGGATGTGGGCCTGGTGCTCCAGCTCCTCCTCCATGATCAGGAGCTCAAGAGCGTCGAGCGCGGGCGCCATCGACCCATAGCCCTGCCCCCACGGGTAAAGCGGGATGCCGGAGCCGTCCGGGCCTTCCTGGAACGAAATGTCGGCGCGGTCGAGCTCGCGCTTAAGGCTTTCGATGCGCCACCGGTCATAGACGAAGGCTACGATGCGATAGTGCAGCCGCAGCCAGCCGACTTTCATGGCGATGGTGAGCGGATCGATCGACTTGCCCGGCGAGGTCTCGAGAAGTCCCTGCTTTGCGAGCAGCGTGTAGTCGATCCGGTCGCGCTTCCCGTGCTCTTCGAGGAAATCCTCCGGCTTCCAGAACCACGTGAGGTAGCGCGCACCCTTTACCGACATGGCGCCGAGACATGCGAGGTCGGTGGTGCCGGCGAGGTCGAGCGAGACGACAATTTCCTCGCCAGGCACCAGTTTGACGTCCGGATTCGCGCACGCCTTCCACAAATTCTTCGGCGCCAGCACCGAATGCCGGCTCACGCGCTGATTCAGATAGAGGTTGCGGTAGGTGTTCTCGAAGCCCGGCATGCGGCTGGCCTTATCGGCTAGCGCCTTGAGATCCGTTTCAGACCGGAAAGTCCCGAGCGCCGGGTTGGCCAGCTTCGCGGTTTTGAGGCTGAAAATGTCCTCCGCGTCGTCCGGCACGGCGTAGAGGTGGCAGACGATGGTCTTGTCCTGGCCGGAGAGACCGTCGTCGATGAGCTGGGACAGGATGTGCTGCGGATCGTTCGACTGCGTCGAGATGATCACGCCGAGCGGCTCGGAGCGGGCGCCTTGGGAAGTGTCGAGCACGTCGTAAAGGTCGCGGTTCTTCGACTGGGCCAGCTCGTCGTAGATCCAGACGGACGGATTCAGACCGTGCTTCGTGCCAGCCTCGGCCGAGATGGCCTTGTAGAACGATCCGTTGGCGTAGCAGACCATCGACTTGGTACTGTCGATGATGTTGACGATCGACAGCAGCTCCGGATCTGCCCGGACCATCTGCGCCGCCACCTTGAACACCTGGGCGGCCTGTTCCCGATCGTTGGCGGCCGAGTAGATCTCGCCGTTGGCGATGGCTTCGGGCCCGACCAGGTGGACAAGCACGATGGCCGCCATCAGTGCGGTCTTCCCGTTCTTCCTGGCGATGGAGAGGATGGCGCGCCGGCAGGTGCGGCGGCCCTTGTGCTCGCGGTAGACGTCCCGGATCCAGTCCTTCTGGAAATTGTCCAGGTCGAAGGGCGCGCCCTGCCCCTCGCCGGAAGGCACAACCAGCAATTCGATGAAGGAAATGACCCGATCCGCGCGCGTCGGCGCCGCCGATCTAGGCGCGGACTTTGCCACCGACGAGCCCCGCGAACTTGCTGCCCTTGTCGCCCGGTTCGACCTTCACGCGCGACCTGGCCGACGGCGTCATGCCGAACTCGGCAGCGAATTTGACCATGTCGAGCCGCGCGCGGCGGGCAACACCGACAAGCGGGTGTTGGATCAGCGCGCCGGACGGCGTCTCGGCCAACATTCCTAGCTTCTTGCCGGCGGGCGTGCGCGCATAGGCCTTCAGGCCCCGAGATGCCTGCGCCTCGATGCCGTAGGACTGGCAATAGGCGCCGAGAGCGCCGCGATCGATGTCGCTGAGCAGCCCGAGGAGCTCCAGCTGGCGGGCGATGCGGCGCCACTCACGTTTTCCGTCCGAATTCAGGTGTGTCGGCGGCGTCAGGCCCTCGGAAATCGGCGGCTTGGGCTCGTTCGGGTTGATCGCGCGCTTGCCGGGGTTGCCCTCGATCACACGCAGATGGTTCGGCTTCGGCTTCCTCCCCCGCGTCACGCAGCCCCCCGTTCGCTAATTTCGCGGGAATTCGCGCGATTGGGGGCCGCCGGTCCGGCGTCGAGAGGCCCCAGAGATTTCACCCCCCCGGGGGCGCGCTGCGTGCGCACTGCCGCCCCCTGCATGGTGGCAGCGTGCGCGTTGGCCGGATGCCTGGGGTCCACCGGCCAACCGTCCTCGTCCGTCCTGTCGCTGAAGCCACGCGTCTCCTCGCGCTGAGTGTAGATGTCGTGGCATGGCGCGCACGACGACTCCCAGTTGTCGCTGTTGAAGAACAACGCCGCATCACCACGGTGCGGGATCTTGTGGTTGACCACGGTCGCAGCCGTGACCCTGTCCCGCAGCTGGCATGGGACG